GAGCAGACGCAGTAGCAGGAGCAGGAGCAGGAGCAGGAGCAGGAGCAGGAGCAGGAGCAGGAGCAGGAGCGGGGACAGAGGGGCGAACGAGACTTGTTGATGTTGTTGTTGTTGTTGTTGTCATCATCTCAAACATGTTGGCAATGAATGTTGGCAAGAATGTCATGCATCGAATGTCTTCCACATGTTTCGTCGACACTAGCAAGCGATTGCGTAAAAAGTCAGTGTCTGTCTGTATTCGCAACGCCACGTTTTTCAACGTCTTGCCAATTGTCACTCTCGCCTTTTGCAGCAAAGCATCCATCTCCTCTTGATCACGCATGTGGAAGACACGCTGCATGAAAGCTCTCATTTTCTGGGCCACACCGCCTTCCCCCTCTTTCTCGAAACGCCGCAAGACAAGCTCCACAATTTTGGCGCGTGTGCTCTGCTCGTTGTAATTGGACACATGCGTGAAGTCAAAAAAGGTCAAATCCTTGTCCGACTCGAACAAAAATGGCGGCGATATGGCCTCTTGCACAGTCCGATTGACGATCGGCTTCGGTGCTCCTTCTTCGCTAAGCATAGTAAACGCAATTTTCATGACACGCACATTTGCAGTGAGGACCGTGGCAAAGTTAGGAAACTGGTACCCAGCACCACCAAGGACGGGAGCTACTCGTTGGAGAATCGGTTCGATCGTTTTTCGCAACAATTCATCCAAGGCATCGAAATTGGTTCCGTCAAAGGGAATCTGCACCGACGTCCGATCGAGTGGGAAGAGTTCGATGGAACCATCGTTTACGAATTGACACACCATCTTCGATTTCCTTGCGTAGATGGCCACTTGGGCCACTGAATGACGGCGATTTCTACGCTTCCCGATGATTTTGTGCACGGTGTTTTCGTCCTCCAGCGGGATTCTCCTCCCGGATTCCGTCGACTGGTCTGCAAACAAGCGGCAAATGGATTCATTTCGGTTCAACTCTTTCAAGCGGATCACCGAATATTCCTTCGATGTGCGCACCAATTTGATGATGTTGGCCACAGGGAAATTCCGTGTCTTGTAATTGGGCAAAATGCGAACATGGAAATCATTCAGAAAGGTGGTCCAGTTTCGCTTAGGGGGCTGTCGCAACTTGTCCATCGCAGCAAAGACCTTGTCACGCTCTTGCATTTTCCGCCGCGTCTGCTCGCGTAGGGTTTGCAACGTGGTGAAGCCAATTTTTTCTGCAAACTCTGGAAAATAAATATTGTCTGTCCCTTGTCTTTCCTTAGCACTGGCATTAACACTAGCGGTTCGTGTTTTCAAATACAGCGTGTCGTCGTGAACATCTCCCGACTCTAACAACAAAAGCCCGTCGGATCGCTGGACTTGCGGACAAGTTTCCCCTGCAGCAAGACGCGAAGGGTCTGCAACGAAACCCACGGGCACATCCAAGATTCGTCGATACCCGAGAGGAACTGCGTACAAGAAAGAGGGGTGAAAAATGTTTGGTATCGCCGCGAATTCGCGAAAAGAGATTCCCGTTTTGGGGATTGTCGTCGGCAACTCAGGCAAGTTGTCGCCTTCCAGGTTGGCGATGTAAGAGCGCAAACGATGCACGGTCAACGGTTGTGTGTTTCCCTCTGTCAAATAATCAAAAATGATTTCCGGATTGAGATCCGTCATCTCTTTTAGGGCGTAAAAATACATCTCCTCTGTTGAAAAGGTCGCCGCAGGCGACGATTGCAGATATTTCAATTTCACATCTGACACGTAATCGTCTGCATGTACATTTCTAAACTCGGTTGCCCTTGTCGTGTATATTTTGTAGACCATTACTCGACTTGAACAAAGAGTACTATGAACTCTCTGTGCTTTTTTTTTTCTTCTGTGCGAAGAAAAATATAAAATGTTCAAGATGAAACTTTCCAAGTCCCTTCTTGCTGTCGCGGCCTTTCTTGCCGTCGTCATTGTTATATCCACCGTTTTGATTCCACATTCCAAGGAAGGCCTTCAAGGCATGGCTGCCACCCAGACCGCAATTGATAAGCTTCAACAGCAGATGGCACAAACGCAAAACGCCATCAAGAATGTACAAAATCAGATCGCCGTTATGCGATCCCGAAACGCTAGCCCGCAAGAGATGCAATCAGCACAGCAACAGCTGACCAGCCTAACCAACCAGTTGAATGTGATGAAGAGTCAGACTCAACAATTGCAGAGTCAACTGCAGCAAGAACAAGTGCAAATGAAAGCTTACCAAGACCAATTGGCTCAATTGCAGGCACAAGCGAACCAACAGATGCAATCTTTGAACGATTCAATCTCGAAGATTCAAAGCCAAATGGCTGCTCTTCAATAGCCGTGTTAGAATTTTTGGAAATTTGTTAGAAAATACAGATTTCCAAAACCTTGTGAGATTTCCATCCAACCTGTTTTCAACAACTTTGTTTGGGGATTGGAGGGTTTTCCAAAAAGAGAAATTCTAACAAATTTCTTGACTTCTAACATCCGTTACATCATTTCATAATTTCACTTGAGGTCGTAGTAAGGGTTGTCCGATATTTTCATGCCGCAATATTCAGCCGGACTCTGTTTGTAATCCACCGGATTGTAAATACCCGCCTCCTTGGCGTTTTTCAACAAGAATTTGAAATTCTGCCAAAACACTTGTTTGTGGCCTTCTGCTTGCGTCATACAATGCGCCAACTCATGGATCGCCACAAACGTCAACGTATTCAAATCAATCAAGCGTTCGTTGTCCTGCTTGGCCTTGTTCAGGCAAAACGCAATCTTCTCGCCCTTGTTCTCACTGTAGGCCGTGTGCTCACTGGTCGGCAGGGTTTCACTGATCCGCTCGGGACTGAAATTGGTGACAAGGAATTGGACATCTTCATGTGTGGGATATCTCTCTTTGACGTACACTACCAAAGCCTGGCACTTTTGTGTCACTTTGGCGAGCAAATCTGCCGCTGTTTTCAACTGTCGACGATCACGAACGCAATACGTTTTCCCATCGACACGAGAAATGATGCAACGTAAATTGAACATATCGGATTCGGTGTACATTTTCACGCTGATCCCGATGACCAAGATGAAAAGCACAACAATCAGCACCGTCTCTCTGTCTAAATCGAACATTGGGTTGGGTTAATGACAAACAAAATCTAAAAAAAGCAAATTTTTTTTGTCATTAGATTAGGTTTATTTTTTGACAATCACATTTATTGCACACCTTGTCCAATCTCCAAAGGTGGGCGAAGGAAGTCAGGAGTGATGGTGCTCAAGTTCCAGGGTCCAACGTTCAACTGAGGATTTGGGGGCTCGGAACGAATCTGCAAGTTCGCGTTTCGCAAGCTCTGTCCGATGGTATCAATACCGATGTTGTAGCCAGCCTTGAGCAAGTTGATGTTGGCCAACTCACCCTTGCCAGCGGGGTTCAACTGCGCCCATTGACTGTTGGTGTCCTTGGGAAGCAAGTCAGTTGGGTTTTGAACAGGCACTTTGTTGCAAGCACTGGGAATTCCCTGGCCGGTGGAGGTGGGTTCATTCACGCTGGAGAACACCTCGTTTTGGCCTAAAGGTTGGGAAGGCTGCACAGTGGGAGGCGCCGAGGAACTGGACCCGCCGTAGGCGGCGTTTGTGTTGCCACTGATTTTCTCGTAGCCACTCTTTCCCTTGGAGCTCATGTAATTCCAAAGCATATACAAAACATACAATACAGCAATGGCGAAAAGCACACCTGCGATACCGTAGTCATTCCACAGTTTTTTGACGGAGGGGAGAGCCATTTTTTTTGTATAAGAACCAGCAATAAAATAATTTCTGCGGCGGCTGTGAGTGTGTGTTTTTTTTTATTATTACCGGGCGACAAAAAAAAGGAGTCATGACGATTTGGCTACTGCCTAAAAAAAACCTGAAAAAGTGTTGTTGTTTCCTCGCTCAAAGCCCAGCTCTAATATTCCGATAGAGAGCCCATTTCACTCTCTGTGTCATCTTCCTCGTCTTCCGAAAGGTCATCCAACAAGTAAGTTTTCTTAATGTTCTTTGCTTCCAAGAAGGCAACAATCGCTTGTTTTTTCGCTTCTTTCGCCTTTTTCTTGGCCGCCTTGTACATTTCGTAGTAGACTTCCTCTTCTGGGGGTTTCAGAGTCAAGGCAGGTTCATCCTCACCTAAAAGTTCCAGCTCCACCACTTCCTCCAATCCTTTCTCCAATCCCTCCTCTTTGTGCTGAATGCTCTCGTCTTTTGTATCCACGACAATCTTCGTCTCGTTTGGCTCAATTTTCTCGCTTGTATTCCCGTGTGTGGACTCGTTTGGCTCAATTGTCTCGTTTGTCTCAATTGTCTCATTTGGCTCGTTTGGCTCGTTTGACACGTTCGTTTGAGTGATTTTGTAAACCATCACCTCCTCTTTCTTTTCATTCGTGTCTTCTCTCTTTTCTACAGCAGGCTTTTCTCGAGAGGAGGTCGCTACTCTTGGCTTGGGAGGCAAGCGAATGTAACAATCATCCAAGAACGGGTCAGGACTTACCACCATACTTTGTTTCACCTCCATGTCGATCTGAAAATTGCGAGACGAAAAGCGGATTCCTTGCACTTCCACTATCGAAACCAAGTGGGTGTCTTTTGTCACGGACTCCAGAGTGAGCACTTGCCGAACCTCGTCGAACACGCGCATGTTGGGGTTGACGTGCACCCTCATCAAATAAAAACGACCCGATTTGAAAACTTTCAGACTGGATGTAAAAGCGCTTTCGATGTCGTCCATCTCTAGTTTCGTCTGAAACCAGGTGTCCCCCTTCTCAAAGAGAAGCTGTTGACACTTGGTCTCCAAATTTTCGATCCATTGCACGAATGCAGTGTCCGTGTGGTCGTACATGAGGTCAGCGTGGACCTTTTTGCCACTTTTCACCATTCCTTGTCGTGTTAAGCATTTGGGACTCTCGAAGTACAAGGGTTTGCCATGGAAAAGAATGCGCGTGAAATAGGCACCTCCTGGAATAACGCTTGGTTGGCCTAAACTGAGACCTTGGAAATCGAAATCTGCGGTGGGTTCCACGATGCTTTCCATGCTTTTTTTTTCTTTTTTTTTCACTGCTGTTTGGTCATTTGGTCCTTTCTTTTAAAACGTTTGTTGACGCAAAAAAATTTGCGTGAGTTTCAACGGGTTCTTTTTTTTTCAAGAGCATGGCAATGATATGATATGAAAGACTCGTCGTTGATCAAACAATGTTTGGAATTACTGAAAACAGACGATATTCGCAATGAAATCAAAATTCTCTTCTCCCCGGTGACCGACCTGATCCTCTATGAGATCTACCCGTACATCTATGCCATCATCCTTTTGGTCTTTCTGATTTTTATTCTCATTTTAGCCATTCTGGTCATTCTTGTCACGGTTTTGAGGAAACAATACTGGTACCTGCAATCTTAAGGAAAGGAAAGGGTAGGGAACAAAAGAGAAAAGGAAGGGGTGTGCGCGCTTTTTTTTTGTGAACCGATAATACACATACCCCAAACCAAAAATGGCAAAGAGACGTCACTCGATGAGAAGGAAAATGCGCGGAGGATATTCCTCTGCTGCCACCTATGAATTGGCCACCGTAGGCGACATGAACCAGCAATACAACAACGCTATCGGCATCCGTGGCGGAGAAAACCTTGTCGCCTCCAACAGCACTCAAGTGGTGCCCTTGAACAACCCCAATGCGAATGGAATGCAGGGCGTACCCACCAGCGGACAACTCGCCCTCATTCAAAGCGCCGGCGCAAGACGCAGAAGAAGAAGCCATAGACGTAAAAGCGCGAAAATGGTCAAGAAAGGTGGATCGCTTTTAGGAGGTATCCTCACTGTAGGTGCCCTCCTCGGCCTCAACAAGTTGTACGGCAAAACCATCCGCCGAAGATCTTTGTCAAGACATAGAAGTTCGCGTAGACGTTAAAACTGATGCAATCGTTCCAGCAGGACATCCAAAAATGGGTCGCGTTGGACAATCAGCTTCGTCTTGTCAACCAGCGCGCCAAAGAAATTCGTGACAGAAGAAATCAATTGACCAGCACCATTACTCAGTACATGCAGACGAATCGGCTGCAGAAAGCATCCATCCAGATTAGCGATGGGCGCTTGAAATTCGCCGAGTCATCGGTTGCGCCAACCTTGACTTTCAAATATTTAGAGGAGTGTTTGCGTGATTTGTTTCCTGAAGATGCGCATGTGCAACGCATTTTAAGGCACGTGCGAATGAAACGAGCCAGGAAAACAGTTGTGGATCTGAAACGTTTCTATAACAACAAAAAGGACGAAGATGTGGACGGTGATAACGAAGCCACTTAAATGCTTTCTTTCTCATCTGCAAAAATAAGCATGAGCAAGAAAGGCATAACCAAAGGAGGAGCCAAAGAAGGCAAGATGGACGACTCCGATAGCGAGATGAGCACCAGCAGCTTGGGGGAAGACGAGAATGAGTTTCTCGAAAGCGGTGACTTTGTCTTTTACACCGACAAACAGGGAAATTTGATGAGCGGGGGTTTCCGTATTGACTCGTCCCTTTTTCAGCAACAATCATCACCGTTTTCAATTGTCCGTGCAAACGGAGGAGGAAGAGACGAAGCCGAAGAAATCATTACGCGCGGCAACACGGATGACGTGGCCAAATTGTTTGAAAATTTGGCCGTGCCCGTAGGTTTGTCGAAAGGCGGAAGCGAATCGTCGCATTCTGTGTCGATGACAATGTCATCCTCTGGACCTTTGGACGACGACTTGCATGACAAGCTGTTTGCCTTCATTGAGAAGGACAATCGACGCAAGCGACAGACGAGGCACGTCCGCAAACCGGAACGCCGAAAAACCATTCGACGGTCTGCCTTGTAATATTTCGGGAACATTTTTTAGCGGTCCAAGGTTCAAGATCGAAGAACATGTATTTTGACATCTATCATTTCTATTTGGAGGACAGTGTAAAACTAAAACAATCACAGGAAGTTGTGATCAATTTGAACTTAGACACATGCTTGATTTGCCTCGGTCAGGACGATGACGTCCTGCCAATTCACAAACTTCCCGCTTGCTGGGCGGTCCTTTCATGCGAATGCGACAGCTGCTTCCATGCCTCTTGCTTGCTGGAATGGATTCGTCGCAATCGCCGATGCCCGATTTGCCGCAAAAAAAGCTTGGGTGCTCCACCCTTTGCAGAGGACGTCGAGCGTTTCCTGTTGACGCGCTATTTGTTGGGTGCATTGATTTCGAGATTGTTTTTCGTCGGCGCGATGGTCATGCAAATCGGTTTACCGGCATCGTGCATTTATTACTTGGTGCTCTGGATCATTGTCAACGTTAGAAAAAATAGTGGAGATGCCTGGTAAAACCAATTTTTCATTTTTTCATTCATTGCAAAAAAGAAAGTTGATTGCAATGAATTAGTTACATCCTTGACCATGATTGGTAATTGAACGGCGACAACAGCACTTGGGACAAATGATTTTTCCAATAATCAACACGCTTCTCCAGGACCACATCGTTCGCGCAAGTTGAAGGGGGGCGCATCAGCTCTTTCTCTTCTGCATTCATCGCCGGCTTTTTGCCGAAGCAGTTGACGCCGAACCGGAGGTTCGGGTTCGCCATGTAACCCCCATTCACTCCGGGACGTCCGCAATCATGCTCATGCCCAGGGATCTTTTGCAGACCATCAAATGTCTTTTCCTGTGTGGGAAACAAAGCCATTTGTCTATCCGACCAGCCATAGTTGCACCATTCCCCTCCCGCGTTGTACGCGTCTTCGATTTCTCGGTAAGTGGCCAATCGGGCGCCCATGGCATTGCAGAGCGTCTTCGCCTGATCATAGGTGTACTTGTTTTCGGGAACGTTGAAGACTTCCCCGATGGAGGACAACGAAAGTTTCGGCAACTTATCTGGATTTTTCAATAAGCGTGTCAGCCAATCGAATCCATTGAACCGAAATACATACACAAGAGCAATCAGGATAAACACAATGACGAAGAATATCAAAAACGGGGACGGAGTATTTGACGAAGTCGCATAGTCGCCAAACAACGAACTGGGTGCAGCAGAAGCAGAGTCCGCGCCTAAACTGAAGAAATAGATCACATACAAGAGAAACACGACAAAGAGGATGGCTAATGCTGTCGGGTCGAAGAAGTACGAATTGAAGGTGTTGTAAAGTTGGTTGATTTGTGCGAACAGTTCGGAGTCCTGAAACTGAAAGGACACAAACGGACCTTGCGGATCAGACAATCTATCAGGTGCGCCCCCTCCTCCTCCTCCTTGCCAACGTGGGAATTTCCAATTCATTTGTGTGTGTTTTCTTTCTTTTCAATTTCAATTAATTCAATTAATTCTTACTTTGCATTTTTTTTTTATAAAAGAGGCAATATGCTTTGGGTGTAATGAGTTGTGTCAAATTTTCAACGGTAGTGACTACGGTGTCATTGTACAAATGCCACGCGCCAGCCGTGTTCCGCACGAAACTGGTGTAATGCCCACCTGCAGTGCTACCACTGTGATTGCAAATTCCATACAGATCGTATCGGAAGGTTTCCTTGTTGTAGCCCACGCTGTACTTGCTTAAATCGAGATCCACCAGTGGAAAAGTCACGAATGCTTGATTCTTGCGGTTGCTGTGGTTGTATCGCTTCAATTCAATTACCAACACATTCGGGAAGCTCCAGAAGGACAAAGTTTTATCCGCTGTGATTCTTTGGCCTGTGGTTTCCTCGAAATAGGCATTCGAGCCTTCCATTCGCTCACTTCGGACGTAGACGTCCAGACATTCCAAGAGGGTGGCAGTTTTGTTTTCCGCAGGAAGCGGCAACTGCAAAATGCAAAATGGCTCCGGTACACAGCTCAGCACTTTCCCTGTCTGGGCGTGACGAACAGAGGAGACGTGAATCCCATAAAACAAATTCCAGATTTCTGAATAGTCCTTCTCGTACATGCGCTTGACCATTTGAAAGCATTGAGCCGCGAGGACGTCCTTGTCGTCCACGGGTTTTCCCTGGACAGTCATCTTCACGTTTCTGGACACCGCCATGTGAAAGCTTTCAATCAGCAAGAGGAAGAACTCGGGCAAATCGTTTTGGTCGAACCCAACGAAATTCATCCGGCCTTTCTCTCTGGCATATTGCTGCACGGCATGCAAAAATCGATCGGGACTCACCACCGTCTTTGTTTGCGCCATAAGCTTGCGAAGTTCGTCCCATTCAAGTAGTAGCGCGGACTCTGCGCACACTTTGATGCGTTGCTGGAAAGAAGGTGTGTCCAGCAAAGAGGATAAGCCAGGCGTGTGAAAGAGGACCTGCAAACACGCATTCATAAAGCATGTATTGCCCAGGTTCGACAATCCAGCGGAGCTCATTTTTTGATTTTTTTTGATTTTTTGTTTTCTTTTGTTTCGTTTTCAAGTTTGAAATTTGATTTAAATTTCACGACAAAGTCTCAGAATCCATTTTTTTTCAACAATTAGTAACACAATTGTTTTTGTTCCAAAATGCCCAACCACAACCACAATAACAGCCATCATCGTGGCCACAATGATTACCATCTCACCTTCGACCAGCGACGACTCATTGAATTTTACATGAATGAATTGAATGCGACAAACAATCACATCAATCACCTCTATCGTGTCCAAGAAAGTTTAAGGCAATCCATTTCCGATATTTACTTTCAGAGACGCACGCCGCGCCCTCAAGACTTCACCACAAATCATGCATCTTATGCTTTGCAAAGTGACAACTTGATTAGATCGGCCAGAAGACCAAGACCTCAGCCCCTGCAAACTCAGACCACTGGTGGTGGTCTTTCGAACATTCTATCCAACTTTTTTTCCAGTGTGCCCGTCGCACCAACCGCCGAGCAGTTCCAACGCGCAACGCAGACCCTCTTGTTTCGTGATATCGCTGCACCCATCAACGACACCTGTCCCATCAGTCTAGAGCGCTTTACGGCCGACGAGTTGGTCACAACCATTCGCTTCTGTGGCCATGTCTTCCGAACAAACGAGCTGAACAATTGGTTTCTCTCTAACGTTCGCTGTCCTGTCTGTCGGTATGACATTCGTAACTTTGAATCCCCTTCTGCTGCGCCAACTCAAGCTGCTTCTCCAGTAGGAGAAACAAGTGCTAATGCCAATGCCAATGCAAATGCAACAGCAACATCCGATGCCTTGTCCGAGGGACTGTCTGCTCTTGCCGACACAGCCATCTCAGAAATTATGTCCAACATTTTCCCTAGACGAAGCAACGACCGTTTCATCTTTGACCCCTCCCAGAATATGTTGTATTTCGAGACAGTGATCAACAATTTGCCTTTGAGGTGATCGACGACGTCACTTTCCGTTCATGTTTTGCTTTTTTTTTGATAACCCAAAAAAAAAGCAATCAATCAAAAAATGTCTTCCCCCCCTCTATTTTGCTCTCTCGGCACTCATTGTCACGCCGCGAACCTTTTGAAACGCAACGGATGGAAATGGTGTTCCTATCCGTTTGACTGGATCTTCACTAATTATCGAAATGTCATCCACTGCATAGAGGATGACTTCAAGACTTTCTTGGACAAATCTTTCTACGAAGACGTCGATCACGAAAAGTGCAAACACAAATACTACTTTCCCTGTGGAACGACAATGTTCCAACACAAGAATCCCATTCGATTCGAGCACATATACCAGTACTACATTCGATGTGTCAATCGTTTCCGCGAGTATTTAAAAAACCCAGAGCGCAAAGTGTTCGTGATGTTCCGATTTAACATGGGTGGAGGCGATAAAGAGCGCGAGATTGATGAAATCAAGCAACTTCGTGACACCCTCGCCCGTCACACGAGCAATTTTGAACTTTTGGTGATTTTCCATTTTCCACATGCACCTCACAGCTCTCATCGTTTTGATGTGGAGGAAAACAAAGACCACGACGGACAAATCGTCCTGTTGAATATATTCACACGAACCACATCCACCGGTGTGGTATTCACGGACGACGCCGAAAACGCATATTTAGATGATGTGCTGAAAAAAAGGTACTGCAAATAAAAAAATGCAGGATTTATTTAAGCAAATCAATCAAACCCTCCATCAAACGATGACGATACCAGTGTTCTGCTCTTTGGGGACATTATGTCATTCTGCCAACCTTTTGAAAAGGAATGGTTGGAAACATTGTTCTTACCCTTTCGACTGGATCTTCTCGTCGCCTGACTCGGTGATCCATTGCTTAGACGACAACTTTACCACATTTCTCGATCGGTCCTTCTTCGTGGACGGAGGTCACGACAAATGTGGTCACACCTTCTATTACCCTTGTGGAAAAACCATGTTCAATCACAAGAACCCACTGAAGAACGACGCCGATTACCAGTATTACGTTCGATGCGTCGACCGATTTCGCGCATTGCTGCGACAACCGGAACACAAAGTGTTTACGATGATGTGGATCAACCTTCCGCAGGAGAATGTCTCACGTGATAAAGCGGATATCATAGAGCAAGTCAAGCGCCTGCGATCTGCTTTGTTGCGAAAAACGAACAATTTTGAGTTCTTGGTCATTTTTCATTACCCAGACGCATCGGAACCGTTCCACTCTTTCTTCCAGGTGGAGGAAGACGACGCAACAGATGGAATCATTCAATGTCTCGAACTACGCACTCGTACTTGGTCGAAAGGTGTGGTCTTCCACGATGACCGTGATAACGACTACTTTGATGAAGTGCTGAAAAAAAGGTACTAAACACGACTTTTCCTGGTCGCCTTTCTCTTCTTCCCTCGAGATTTTTTCGATTTTCTCGATTTTTTCGATTTTCTTGAGGCTCCTCCCATAAGCAAGGGCTCAGGGTCAGCATAACGATCAAACCCGCCCACCTGCCTTCTTGGTTTCATCGAAAGCATGGCTTTGTAATCCTCGATGTACGCATTCACATTGATCGGACTGTTGTACTCTGTCATTCTGCGGAAAAACTTATAAAAGTGGTCAAACTTCCTGCCCGACGGATATTTGTCAAAAATAGGCTTCAGGTTGAAGACAGCTTGAGTCAGTGCGAACCCCATGCCGAATATGTCGATTTTCCGCACTGCATAATCGAGGAAGTTGTCGTACACCGCCGTATCAGGTGTTCTCGCCAGAAACCATTTGCAATAATCAAGAAAGATTTGATATGGATTCTGTTCACCGATGTCTTGAGAGAAGTAAAAAACCGCCTTTTTGGCTCTTTCTGTAAAGAGATTTTGATCCAATTCTTCGCGGTTCCGAAGACTTCTCGCCAAATTGAACATGTCTTGGTTCATGATGCCGCAAGTGAGGGGAAAATTGAACCAATAAGTTCCGTACTTGTATCTACTTCTCGTGGACTCCTTTTTTATTTCGTCAAATGTTTTCATCATGCCGAAATCAATCAACTTCAACTGTATTTTGCCAGTGGTAGGATCCGTTTGAATGACCACATTTTGTGTCTTGATGTCGTGGTGACACACTCCATTGAGCTGCATTACAGCAAGTCCGATAAGGAGTTCCAACGCCGCTTGCAAGAAGTGATCCAGACCAGCCTCGCCGAATTTTTGAAAATAGGTTTTGTATGCACCGCTCTGGAAAAATTTCGCCAAATCCATGCCCCCATCCGGCATGACCAACAATAAATAATCTTCTTGTGACGTGGAATTCTTCAAGGGATTGCATTTACTAAAAATGTGTCGATCGATATTTTGCGGTCGACAACTCTTGGGCTTGCCAACATGGAATCTCTCGTCAGGATCAACGAGATCTATATTCTCGAACTCGCGCAACTCTTTTTCGGCATTTTCTCGCGTGAGAATCTTAGTGACAGTTCCCCTGTAGTCGATGTCGCTTCGGTCGGCACATCGTAAGGCGGGTCGATAGACGCATCCGTAGGATCCTTCGCCAATAATGGCAGACGATGATGGCACCATTGTCGATGTCTTTGGTTTGACGCGAATCTTGGAGTTTTTGAAGGATTCCTCCTCCAAGGAGGAGACCTCCTCGCTGGTTGTACTCATCTTTAAGCGATTGCTTTAAAGATTAGCGATATTATTTTTTTTGTTTCATCACTTTCTTCGCCTTGTCCTTGTCCTAGCACATGATTTTTTCGCTCTGGTGCGTCTTCTACGTTTTCTACCACCGGTCCTGGTCCAACGCAAGGGTTCACCGTTGGCGTCGGTAGGGTCCGCGTAAGGGTCGAACCCACCCACTTGCTTTTGATACTTCATTTGAAGCAGTGCCTTGTAATCTGTGATATACTCATCGACGTTGATGGGACTGTTGTACCTCGTCATGCGGAGGAAAAAATCATAGAAATTTTTGAACTTATTGCCTGCTTTGTATTTGAGGAAAATTGGTCTCATTGTGTACATTGACTCGAGAAGCGCAAACCCCATGCCGAAAATGTCGATTTTTCGCACTGCATAGTTGAGAAAATTGTCATACGTCGCCGTATCCGGTCCTCTTGCCATAAACCATTCAGTGTACTCTCGCTTAACTTCGCGCGGATTCTGTCCGACGACACGAGAAAAGTAATTGGTCGCTTCATTCGCTCTTGGGTCGTTCATTTCAATCAATAAAAACCCCTCGGAATTCGTGAAGGCTCTCGCGGATGTGTACATTTTTTGGTTGATGATTCCGCACGTCAGAGGAAAATTAAACCAATACGTACCGAGTCTGTTGACGTTTGCGGTTGAAAACATTTTTATTTCGTCGAAGGTGTTCATCATACCAAAATCGATCAGCTTGAGCTGAATTTTGCCCGTCGCTGGATCCGTTGAAATGACCACATTTTGTGTTTTGATGTCATGATGACACAGTCCGTTATGTTGCATCACAGCCAGCCCGTTAAGAAGTGCCTCCGCTGCTTGCAAAAAGTGATCCAGGCCAGCCTCGCCGAATTTTTGAAAATAGGGTTTGTAGGCGCCACTCTCAAAGAATTTGGCCAAATCCATGCCACCGTCGGGCATGACCAACAACCTGTAATCTTTCGACCTGGAATTTTTCAAAGGATTGCATGTTTTGAAAATGTCTTGGTCCATGTCTCTTGGACGACAAATCAAGGGCTTACCGACATGGAATTTTTTTTCAGGGTCAAGATCATCTATTGTTTTGAATTCTCGCAACTCATCCTCCGCATCTTCTCGCGAGAGGATCTTGGTAACAGTTCCTGTATAGTCGATGTCGCTTACGTCGGCACAACGTAGGGCGGGTCGATAGACGCATCCGTAAGACCCTTCGCCAATGATAGAAGACGATGCAGCTGTCTTTGTTGCTGTTGGTTTTACGCGGATTTTGTTTGTGTTGAAAGCTGGCTCGTCCAATTCGCTCATCTCTCTCTTTTTGAAAAGTAAACAATATTATTAAACAATATTATTTATTTTTTTTCCATCATGAATCATTTTCTTGGTTCCGCCTTGAGATAAATGCCCAAGACGTGTGCGTTTCCGTGAAACAATGGGGCACCGCTTCTGTTTCCCAACGCTTGTTCTTTGAATGCCCAAACGTCCGTGCAAGAGTACCACTTCAAATCTGCACGGCAGACAGGACAACGCATCGACTGCCAACGAAAGTGTTCGCAATACTCGTGCAGACAGTCGTTGTGGAACAAATGCCCACATTCTGTTTTGTAGATGGCTTGTCTTGTTCCATTCACGTCGTGGCAAATGCTGCACACATCGTTTGGATCGTATTGTGTCGGATCGACCCAGGTCATTGTCATTGATAACAGACAAAACAAAACTAAACGTTTAATTTTGTTTTAGTTTGACCAATCATTTATATTACGACACATCGGGCACTTCCCACTTCCTTTCGATATGGTGTACCAACAGTCATTGCAAACTTCGTGTTCGCATTTCAATTTCAACATGTTTTTATTTTCAAAGCAAACACAGCAGCTTTTCACTTGATTTGTGGAGGAGTGCTTGCCTAGTTGAACCGCGCAATTCACACACATTTCATTATGGCAAAGAGTGACCCATTTTGGCAGCATCATGTTGCAAAATTTATAATTTCGACATTGAACCGGAACGCAACAATTTGATGGACAATACCCATTATGCTGTCTGTGTCCACAAACACAAACTTCATCATACACTAATACTTCACTCTCCTCGTCACTATCTTCAGTGTAACATTCACACCCGCATTGACGCAAGCACCATTACCATTGCACAATGACATTTTATTCAAAAATTTAAAAAAAGAAAAGGTCAATGTTTTTAAACTTTAAACTATTTCATTTCACTTCGGTGTAAACCATGCTACGATACTACGGTTGCCTTCTTTGGCATTGTTTGTCTCACGTAAATACTTATCAAATAACAACGCTTTCACTTCCTTGTGACGTATTTTCTCGATTTTCTCGGCCAACTTTTCCTCGTTTTCCACCGTCGCTTTCAGCTCCTCCACTTCCTCTTGAAACTTGCTAATCTTGATCGCACGCTTTTGCATGCGCCAAATGTCTTCGAGCACGAGGCCGAATAGTTGCAATACCGGTTTCATGATCTGGTTCGTGATGTAGAAAGAGTAATCGATGCGCAATTTGTTCTCCGCGATGAACGTCGGCGTCTCAATCTTGTCGCCTTGAAGGGCCTTCTTGTCTTTCACGACGATGTACACAAAAGGGATACGATCTCCCGATGCTGGCTTGTTTCCCGGGTCACGTGAAGCGATGCGATCTGCGAGCACCTTGTGCGCAATCTGTTGCGGATTCTTGTAAGATGAGTTCAGCGACTTGGAAATCACCAGCTTTTCAATGGGCACTTGTCCGTCGACTAGGTCTTGCAACCGCTTGCCGAGGTACTCCATCGCTTTCTGAATGTTTCGCTCTTTGAACAAAATGTCAATGATGCCGCCATAGACGTCTTTCACGATGGGCGCATTGTCGCGGCGCTTCAGCACGATACCCATCTCCTTGCGTTTGCCCTTGTTCGGATCAAACTCGTACAACATGCCGGTGTATCTCTTCTTCGACAACAGAAAGAGGGGTTCAAAGGTCTTTTCGTACTCAAAGTCGTGCGGCGCCTTCAGGAAACTCGACACCATGTGGGTCGCCTCTTGAGCGATCTCAATCGTGAGTTCCAGTGCTTTGTGCCCGACAATGGGCTCATTGGTAGCCGGGTCGCACAGATGGAACGTGAAAAAGACGGAATCCGTGTCGCCATACACGTACTCTGCCCGAGTCTGGACCGTGCCATGCTTGGCCGTTTCCACCAGCGTGTCTCCGTAACATTCTTCGACCACCCGCTTCGCATACGTCAACAACAGACGTCCCGTAGCAGTCGTCGAGGCGGCGATGTCGGGTTCGTAGAAAGTGCTGGTTTTGGCACCCAGTTGTCCGTACAAAGAATTCGCGGTCGTCTTGTAAGCCAGTTGGCGCTTGTCCAACACATTTTTCATAAAGTCGTCCTTCTGCAGGGGAATCATTTTTCGGGTCGACTTGCGCGCGCCAAGCAACTCCTCCAAGATGGATGGCATGATCGCCTTGCCCTGTGCATAGCGGCAGATTTTGTACCCACTCTTGACTTTCTCGGCACGAGACTTGGGTGTTTTGCGAACATAGCGAAACGTGTCAAACCGCACATTCACGTACTCTTCGCCAGGCAAATTGTCATACAAAAAGACGCCACTGAAGGGGTCCTTGACCCCCGTCTCACCTAACAGCTGTCCATCCAGGTCGTACGTGCGCGTCCACACCTTGCTGCTCGGACAAAGATTCTCGCTCAACATGGAAGACGGGTACAGAGAGGCAAAGTCTCCCACGGCCACAGGTTGATCCAAATAGAAGCCACATTTGGGTTCCAAGACAATGGCACCTTCGTAGCCGTCGTCGCGCGCCCCCTTAGGAATCACCGGCATCAGCGTTCGTTTTTCGCGACATTTTTTGGCGACGTAGCTCGTCAGCTTGATCCCCTGGCCACGGAAAATCAAAAAACTCATCGGCACGCTGCAAAGCTTGGCCATCTCTATCAAGTCCGTCAGTACGTCGACTTTGTTCAACAGATAGTGCACCAGATTGCAATCCTGTATACAGTACTTGGCAATCACAGCACGCGCAGCGGATCCCTCATTGGTCATACGAAAAATGTCCTTTGGAGTCACGTCGTCCTTGGCAAGGCCCCATTTCACTTTTTTCGCTTGCGGATTTTCCAACCCTTCCACTTCGAAGTAGCCCTCCGCTTTGTTCACGCAAGTCACACGGAATTTCTGCCCGTCTTTGTAATAATCGCTGGAGTGGTTGATTTCCTCGAAGTGAATAAACGACTCCTCTAACAAACCCGTCATGTTGGATGTCTTGATGCGCGTCCGGTTTTCGGTTGGTCGCTGTTCCAGGGCTTTGACTTCGTCGCCGATGAAGTAGCCACCCACGTAGTCCAACTTGTAAGACGTCAAATTCTCGGTGCGTCGAAACCAGTTGAACATGTCGATTTGCAAGCGCCCGGGCATCTTGATAATCGACAGATCGTACGTCCCACTGGCTAGAGTGATGCTGCTCTTGTCGATGGCCCACGCGCCGCCGTCGCGACCCTGGGTCGCACAGATCTCGTTCTTATTCCTAGACAACTGGAGAAACTGTTTGAAGCAGTTGCATTCCTGGGATCGCCGAAACATGAACTCGTAATCAAAGCTGAAAATGTTGTAGCCGATGACAATGTCGGGGTTCTCGCGCTGCACCAGATCAGTCCACGCCAATAGCACCTCTTTTTCGGTGTTGTAAGTCTCCACCACAGAATGGGGAACGCTGCTCATCGCGTCGCAAGAATTCAGCACGATGCAATGATTCAAGTAAGGGTCTTGTTCGCCATATCGCACAAAAGTGGAGCCGATGAAGGTCACCTTATCGCCCTCTAGCGCGGGAAACTCTTGACGCAACGACCATTTGAGCTCTTCGATTTTGGTCTCACGGCTTGCCTTGGGATCCATCAAGAGAGACACGACGCGACGTCCTGACAGAGGTAGCATCATCTTGGATGCAGCAGTAGCAGGAGCATCGTCGTTGTCGTCCACATCATTGTCTTCCGTGGTCTCGTCGTCGTCTTCATCATGGAAACCTTTTTGTTGCTGTAACTGCTGATCGAACATTTGCTCGATGCTTTGGGCTCGAACATCCTCCTCTGTGAGCTGACCACGGACAGGACGTTCCAACCAACGCATGGTTGCGGCCTCTAGACGTTCCATCGTCCAATTCTCTTTCGGATAGACAAGATCCACACCTTCGAAGGCGGCGTGCTTGCCAAAGGCAGCGAGCACCATACGACGCAACTGTTCCTTGGCAGCATCTTCCGTCCATTTTTTGGCAGCTGGAGCGGAAAACAGGTCAACAATGTTGGTGGCCAGCTTCTTATAAGTCTTGACGGGGATGGGGAAGTCGCCGTGGCTACTGCTGGCCTCTATATCAAAACTCATGATTTTGTAAGGCACACGGGTTTCCTTGTCGTTCAGCGGAATGATGTGATGGTAATCAATCGTGAATTCGTAATCGCAGGTGGTGGTCTTAAAAGATGTCTCTTTGGTCTTGGAGAGAGGCAAGGCAATCCAGCCAGAGGGGCTCACCTCGCGAATGTGGAAGAAACGCAAGAGCGGGGGAATGTTGGCCTCATAGAGCTCCACCGAGGTCTTGCCAAAGAGATATCCTTGTTTTTTCAAGATCAACTCTTGGTTTTCCTGGCTCTTGAAGTACCACAAATTTTTGACCTTGTTGAAAGTGGTCATGTCTTGGAACTTGAGTTGCACGAATTTGTGCAGCTTCCCGCCGTCAAAGCCGTATAGCTTGCGTCTGAGAATGAGTTTGTGCTCCACAATTTTTTGCGCGAAACGCGGACCAATCGTTTTTCGCAAATGAGCTACAAATTCCTCTTTCTTTTGGCGGTTCCAGCTGTCGTCCACCTTCACATAGAAAAAGGGCTGATAACCCTCCACGAGGACAGAGCATGTCTTGCCTTGTTCGTCGATGCCGAACATTTGAATGAGGAATCTCGCTTCCTCGCGTTCCTCTTCTTCCTCGTCGTCATCGTCATCGTCATCGACGTCATCGTCGTCATGAACCACCTCAACACGACGATGGTGCGTCGCCAAGTTGAAATCAAACAGACGAAAGACACGCTCCATTCTTTTGGTTTGTTTGGTTTGTTTTGGTTATTGCGTTGTTATATTGTTTTGAACAAGGTAACAACGCCGGCTCTTGTATCGTTTTTCAATTTTTTTTCACCACAAAATATGGCGACTTAAATTGTTGGGTGAATATGGATTTCTTCTCCAATTTCCGCGTATTTTGCCTGATCGCGTCAAATAATTCTGGCGACGTCCACGGTCCTTGTGTTTGGTGAAATCCTCGTATCCCATTTGCCCAAAGTTCACCCAGTGATGACTCTTTCTGTCGCAGATCCTGTATTTCTTTGTTTTGTTAGAGGCTGGATACAAGCGAGCCGTGCGACCCAAATATCGGTACGCCCTCTTCTGAGCCACCGTTGGATCTGAATACTTCCGCAGCGATCTCGAAAAACGCGGCATGCTTTATTTATAATAATGTGAAACCATTTATTTTTTTCTCTAACGCCTTGATCTTACGCGTCTACTCTTTGATTTTGGCCTTCTGCTTTTTGTCTTTCTGCTTTTTGACTTCCTTGATTTCGATCGTGACTTATGACCTCTTCTACGCCCTCCCTTTAAACTCCACTTGGAATCCACAATTTTGGACTCGATCCAGCGAATGAAAGAGTCGGTGCTTCGATCTTTTTCACCGATCTTATTACTGTCCGATTCGTAGTCTTCCACATTGTTTCCGTGGATGTACTTCAGAGAGGGAAAGCCCTCCATTTTCCCGACGTGACGCACGCCATCCAAGTTCGACTGTTCGACATCGATCACATACACATTGTCTCTTTCTTTGTAATGATCACTCAGCACGCTCTTGAGCTTTTGCCACGCTGGTTTCATCGCTTCGCAGTGCCCGCAGCCATCCATGTGCACGAACAGAAACACGTGGTTGCCATTCTCCACAATATCATTGATCTTTTTGGCGTCTTCTTTGCCGGCATGAAGAAAGTGCATCGTCGTGTTTGCTTTTTTTTTGTTTTTTTTGTTACTTATCTTTCCGTCAGATAAAAAATATACTCTTGCACTAAGCTAAGCTAACAAGTAAAAAAATCATCAATGATCAAAGTAGACAATAAGGTCTTGCTGTGGAGCGTGGTGCTCGTCTTTTTAGCGGGCCTCTATTATTACATGTTCGGAAACGGCAAGGAAGGGTTCCAAGGCCCCGTGAGATGCCCCAACCTTCTTGTCCAGAAGGGTTCTAAATTCTTCTTGTACAACACGGACCTTGCTGAAGTCCCAGGTGTCAACCCGATTGAATTCAACGATTTAGAGGAGTACGCTGAATTTTTGGAGTGGCAACGCGGCGCCGGCATTCGTTGTCCCGTCCTCTATCTACAGAATTCTTACGATACCCAGGGCAATTCCGTATACAAGATGCGTCCGGACGTTTTCGAGCCAGAGGGTGGGTTGTCTCCTACTCCCGCGGCTGTCAGCACCACTCCTTATCCAAACATGGTTTTACCTCCGAACAGGCCGGTCATGCCAATCAACTTCGATTCTTATCATTCCAGCAACGCAGGAAAAGTAAGGCCGATGACGTCGGATGGTTCTTTTCCAACAGGACCTCCTGATGAGTACGAACCATTAGCGAATGCAATGAAAGACCAGTGGGCTGGCGACGAATACACACAAGGCCTTGTCGATCGTGGTTTGTATGAAGGGAACGAGGTCTACATGTATTAATTTCACGATAGAAACTCCTGCAGCTTAGCGGTCACGGCCTTGCTGATCTTCCTCGGTTTGCCGCTCGCATCGACCGTCTTTATGTCGTTCAGGCAGTTTGAGTCTTCTTTCAGACTGACCACCAACTCGCTAATCGAGTGGAACTTCGAAAGAATCGCCAAAGCGGTAGCACTACTGATGCCAGGAATCTGACAGAGCATGATTTCACCGATGTTGTCTTTGCTGATGTTGTCCTTTTTGACGCGCTTCGCGACAGCGACGTATTCTTTGCCTGCGCCTACTGCTGCAGATTCGTCCGTTTCTGGTGCTTGTTGGGATGACGGATGGTGGCATTTGCAGCCAGCGTAAAAAGGGACTTTGTCCCCGGATCGCATCAGTTTAGACGCCATGTTGCAGACAATCGTGGCCGTCTCATTGGCGTCCATCGATCTCAACACCGAAAAGCCCTTGAAAAAATTCAGAGAAAACATGGCCGAATACAAGGTGAGCTTGTCGACGCGCTCTTTGAAAAACCCACCTGCGCCGAATTTATTCAAATCGCCCTCCACCAGGTAAACAATGTTATGGTTCGGATGGTCAATGCCATCCAGACGATAAGACTGCTCTTCATAACGTCCATCTTTGATGCTGGCCGCCAAATCAGCCAGACTCTTGCGTTCGATCAACAAGATGTCTTTTCCATCGCCGTCGCGGATGACGAGGTCACCAAGCGGAAGTTGCTGCGTCTCTATTTCCAGGCCTCGAAAGGACGGAATGTTACTCACCAGGAATTCGATTTTCTTGAAGAGCTCTTGCTCGCGAGTATCTACAATCAGCTTCATTTTTTTCTTCACTGTTGCGGCTTGGAATCATTAAATCGGTTTTCCTCAACCCATTTTTCAAAAAATTTTTTCTTTTCTTTTCTTTTCTTTTTTGTAAAAGAAAGACACGAAAGATGTCCAAGCTGTTCACAAATGAACTGATCGCCAAGTTTCAAAACGAAGTGTTGGCCATGGCGTCCGCCACTGGCGCTCCGAATCCCTTTGGGGGACTGCAACTTATGAATGCTGAGAGTGCTCGACGCGCATTTTCTTTTATTTCGAAAAGTCCTGCTGGCTATATCGTCGACCAATGCATGCTCTCTTGTCGTTCATGCATCGGAGCGGAGTACTTAAAAGATGCTCTCGACAACGCATTCCGTACCAAAGAGAGGAGATTCGATGTTGCGCTCTTGGTGAAACACGACCCCACCAAACAGGTCGTCCGAGGGAAAAAAAAGGCCTTGGAGAATTTCGATGTTGTCGGCTTCGTAGTCGTCGAAATTGGTGAGTGTCACAAGCTCCCCAACACAGCGTCCATCAACTTGATATGCGCTCGAGAATTCGAAAACCATAAGAATGCAGGGCGCACAATGATGGCCCTCTTTTGTTATTTCATTCTCTCGTCACCCTCGTTGGATCAGCGAGGAATACTGGAAGTGGCCGGCGGCTTTGAAAACCCAGGCGCTTTCTGCATGTATCAAAAGTTCGGATTCAAGCCAGACTATTCGCTGTATTCTGCAACAGACGATTGGGAATGCTTCAATTGGGCCACTCTGATTCCAATGATGGTGGACTTCAACGGACCGGATTTTGCTGGCCTCTCGCAAGAAGAGAAAAAGCGCAAAATCCTGGAGGTCGTCGTGAAGAATTCCAACATTGGCAAGAAAGACCAGATTTGCGAAGTGCGTGATGGGCAAGCACTTTTCGCTTTCCTGCGACAGTTCGAAGTGCTTCTGTTTCGAGGCGATGTTGACGAAAACTTGCCTCATGTGTCAGTCGCCATCGAGATCAGCAACAAAACCAATCTGCGTGAGAGGGACTTCCCAAAGTTGCAACAATTCATCATGGAAAAGAAAATGAATGGAAATCCGTCGTGGGCCGATTACATCGCGAAATTGTCTGCGTACGTTGCGTATTTGATGCACCGGGATTCCATCACTTGTGGCGCCAAAGCACCGGAGGTGCAGCTGGGACCCATGCCACCCGATTTATTCAATGCAATCGTTTCGATGCCAACGACTTACCAACCTCTGAATGTACCCACGTCCCCTAATGCGTCTAGAGCCAACACACCGAAAACCAGCGCACCCTCTTCGCTCCAACCTTCTCCTCCACCGTCACCACCATCATCCCCTCCTCCATCTCCTCCTTCACCACCATCTCCGCCAAAACTAACACTTCCTGTGAAACCAATCAAAACAGGACCAGTGCGGGGATCGGAAGCCGCAGCAAGGTCAAGACGCCGTGCATGGTTGGATTTGTATGGTGGTCGTCATCATCGAAAGACGCATAGGCGAAAGTAATGAGATTGAATTGTTAGTATGTGTTGAAATTTGTTAGAAAATGCGTTTTTGGAAAAGTATCCATTCTATAAGCTCTATGGATTGCAAACTGGATTCTTGTGAAATCAGGAGGTTTTTGAAAACATGAATTTCTAACAAGTTTTCAAAAGAACTAACACACTCACAACTCCCTATCCAATTCTTTGTTTCCTGGCGTGTTTTCTTCCGGTTTTTCTTGTTCTTTGTTTTGTTGTTTTTTTTCGCTTGGTCGTCCTTCGTCGGGTTCGCCTTATCCCTCTCCGTCTTTTGGTGCCCATTGCTCCTCCGCTTTGTTTCCACCAACGCAAAGGATTGCCTTGCGCATCCACAGGGTCCGCGTACGGGTCGAACGGCGTAACACTGCCCCCACTGGCTTCGACGGGATTTGGATTTGTATCATCTTCTTTTCGCACGAAATTCACTTGCAGATTATCAGCAGTTGCATTGAACTTGTCCACTTCTTGTTGCAGTCGATTGGTGTATCCACTGACAGGCGTGTTGTAACTGATCATGTCTTCCATCACCGTCAGAATTCCATCAAAAGCCGCCTCCTGATCGAAATATTTTTTCATGCGTTGCGTGCAAAACAAAAAAGTGACGCCGAGACCAAAGACATCGATTCTCCTAATCGCATTGCTGAAATAATCGCGCCAGATGGATCGGTCGTCCATGTTTGTGGCAAGGTACCTCTTATGAAAGTTGATCAGGTAATCAGCAAATTTGTTCAGAATTTTTGTCACCAAGGCATCGTTGTCTGCATCATCTGGAAAGCAGTCATCAATCATCGATTGAGTCGCATGACGCGCTTCGTCGTCCTTCACAATGGATTGTTTGAACTCTTCGGTGGAGGAACTTTTGATAGCTTTGATAATTTTGTCCCATTCTTTTCGTTCTAAGAATTTGCACGTCAAAGGAAAGTTCCAGTGATAGATCGCGAATGGGTTTCTGTTTTGGGTGGCCAGGGCGGCGATGCTGCCCATTGTTTCCATAGACCCAAAGTCAATCATCCGCAGCTGCACACTTCCATCTTCGCTGATTTTGCAGACAACGTTGGATGGTTTCAAATCATGATGGCATAATTCGGCTTTTTTCATGACTTCCAACCCTTTTGAAACTTCGACAAACGCGGCAAGAAAGTGACGAACTCCGGCCACGCCGTGACGAAGAAAGTATTCTTCCGCATGTCCTCCTCTGTAGAATTGGTATGTGTCCAAACCTCCGTCTGGCAGCACAAGAAGTTGTAGATCTTCATAATTGTCTTCTTTCAAAAAATCATTTTCGCATGTCTCTTTCACAAGAGTGTCGTAATTTCCATTCAAGTCACACATGACAGGGTTGCCCAAATGGAATTTCATTTGAGGGTCGGCCTCGTCGATTGCTTCATATTCATCAATCTCTTCTTCTGCATGACGCTCCGTCATGAGCTTCGTGACTTTTCCATCGTAGAAACTGTCCGGATAGTTTCCAGCACATCGAAGAGGTGGTCGATAGGTGCATCCGAAGCCGCCTTTTCCCAGCACTCCAGGTTGAGACATAAGATCACTTTTGTTTGTTGTAGAGATATTTGTTAGTTTTGTGGGAATTTTGTTAGAAAATGCAGATTTCCAAAAGTGTGTGAGTTTTCCATCCAACCTGTTTGCAACCAACTTCTCTATAACAATGGAAGGTTCTTGTAAAACAGAATTTCTAACAAATTTCCCCACCTTCTAACATAGACAATCGTTTTTCGCGTAATTGTTTTTCAAAGAAATCGTCGAATTTGAAAAACAAACAAAACAACATTGTACGTTTAACCCATGTTGCCGCCGTGAACAGCGTGGTAGCCGTACTTCTGGGTCTGCACAGTAGTGTTAGGGATGCAGCGAAGACCGAACTGGGTGTTGGTGGCGCCGATCAAGTTGGGGTTACTCGAAAGGTACCATCCGACAGAAGGGGAAAGACCGCCCTTCTTCACACCACCACAAGTGTTGGTGCGGTTGATAATGGACGCCGCATTGCGCGACGCCTTGGATCCACTCATGTATACCATTTTTTTTTGTTGGGGTGTTTTTGTGGTTTGCAAATTTTTATAAGCATAGAAAACATTTTAATTTTTTAGCGCAAATTTCCCCCTAAACATACTCGTCCAAGCAGGCGGCGACTGCGTCTCGAATATGACGAACCGAAGGGAACATTGCCGTGAGAACACCCGTTTCCAAAAAGTTGTTGGATCGGTCAGCCGCCAAAATACTGCGTTGCTCCTCTTGACTGAAGTTCTCCCATCGGAAATTGGGATCGACTTTTGCACGGTACATCTCCAAAATTTCATTGTGGGATATGAGACCCGGGTTTGTTAAATTCACCGTCCCTACGGTGCGTTGGCGCATCATCTCGTAGACAAGTGGCAACATCTCTGGCAGCACTGTCATCGAATTGGGTACGGAACAGATTTTCGCATAATGGGTGATTTTGGTGATGAAATTGCGAGGGTTCCGCTGCCCTGTGATCGGCATTCGGATGCGCAGATTCAGTGCAGAGTCATCATAAAGTGTTCGGAAAAGGCGGTCGGTGTAACCCTTGATGACAGAATAGGAGGAACCAAAGAAGTTTGGATCGCTCTCTTCGTCGAATCCCGACTCCTCCAAGCCAAAGGGGTGCGACTCGTCATATTTGAAAATGCAACCTGTGCCCAAGTAGGTGAAATGGATTTTGCGACGGTAGCACAGCTCTGCCAAGACAAGAGGACTGAACAAATTGTCGCGCACATTTTCGACTAGTTTGCCTTCTTGCTCCAAATAATCGATGGTGCTAAAGACCGTCTCGCCGATTTTGCCGTGGGTTCGACCGATGAAAGACACGACATGTGTCGGTTGCACCATGTCTAATTCTCCTGAAACTTGGTCATTCTCGTCAGCACGACTCGTCGCCTCCACATACTCGACGCCGTTACTTTTCAAAATGTCAACAAATTGACTACCAATCCACCCTCTTGCACCAAAAACAAGTACTCTCATATTTTTTTCTGTCTGTGCTTTGTTGAAGGACAAAATCAATATAGAAATGGACGCGTAACAGAAAGATAATCGAAGAAGAAATGCAAGCGAATGAGTATTTGCACGACGACGACATCGTTCGGTCCGAGGAAGGTCTCGTTTTCAATCCTTACAATCCGTTGAACGTGGAGATTACATCGAATGATATTCGATTTATTCTAACCAAGTATGGTCTGCCACCAGTCATCACCAACATGGAATTGTACCGTCGTGCGTTCATTCATCGGTCTTACACGAAACGTCCCAATTTTGAAAACCAGGCCCAAAACATCACCATCGTGGAGAGACCTCCCAATTGCTTGCCCTTGAGCACCAAATCGAATGAAAATCTGGAATTCCTGGGCGATGGGGTCCTGGAGCTAGTCACCAAATATTATTTGTACAGGCGCTTCCCTAAGGAAAACGAAGGCTTCATGACAGAGAAGAAAATCGCCATCGTCAAAAACGAAGCCATTGGCAAAATAGCGCTGGAAATGGGAATTCACAAGTGGCTCGTGCTGTCGCGGCACGCGGAAGAAAAGAAAATCCGCACCAATCTGAAAAAATTGGGGTGCCTATTTGAAGCTTTTTTGGGCGCGCTTTTTCTGGATTTCAACAAATTAGTGGTCAAGGATGAAGAGAACTGGTTCCAGACATTTTTCGTGACTGGTCCCGGTTTCCAAATGGCGCAAAAATTTGTGGAGAATGTTTTTGAAACCCACATCGATTGGGTGTCCCTAATCACCAATGACGATAACTATAAGAACATCTTGCAGGTGAAAATTCAAAAGGAGTTCAAGGTGACGCCGCATTACGTGGAGATAGAGCACGACGTGGAGCGCGGATATCGCATGGGCGTCTATTTGTGCTTAGGACAGCCGATCTACCAACTCACCCATCAACAGTCCGTGTCGATCGCGGATTTGCAAAGCAACACTTTCCAAGCAGTTCACGAGTACGTCTCTGTTCACGGGAAAATTTTCCTCTTTATGGGCGAAGGCACTCACAAAATCAAACGCAAAGCCGAGCAAACCGCATGCAACGAAGCACTTCAGTCCTTCGTATTTGAGACGAGTGACAAAGTGACCCGACGATATTGACGTAATGTAATGCATATTGAAAAATCCAAAAATTTAAAAGCGACGCTTACAATATTTATATCTTTTGCCTTTGCTTTTTCTTTCCATCCCCCTTTCAAGCAATGGCCACTCCATTTTTAGAGGATGTTCTGCAGCGCTTGCAGACGAAACGAGCAGGACCGGCGAAAAAGAGACCAGAAAGAAGGATTGTAGATCCGCAGTTGTATGAGCCAGTGGAAGGCGAAGATTACAGTTTCCTCAAAACGGCCGGAGTCGTCGATTTGGAATTGCTACAACAACAAGAACAACAGAACGAAGAGTTGCCAGAAGAAGAGCTGTCGGCAGCTTCTTCCCTTCCACCTTTGAAAAAACCTAGACGCCTGACAGAGGAAATCTCAATCATCAACGATGTCCGTGAGCTTGATCAACCTCCAGCAGCAACAACAGCAACAGAAGCTGTCGACGACAGCGAAGACGAATGGGACGAAAATGTAGAGTTTAATGTGCCCACCACGAGTGAAGGCGAGGGCGATGAGCAGCGAGTGGTCCAGAGAAGACAAGTTGTCCGACACACGACCAAACCACTCTCTCTAACGACGCAAGACATTCTATCACGCATACCGCCTCCTCCTACATACACCGTCCCCACGACACCCTTTTTCATGAACAACCGGCAAGTATTTGTAAATTTCATAGATGCCTATTTAAAGGAGCGTACTCAGGGACCGCAAGAAACCATTCGCACCTGTGCGGACTTGGGCGACAAAAGCCGTGATACCACCTTGTTACAGCATCAATTGGTCGTGAAAGAATACCTGAGTTTGTATACGCCTTACCGTGGCCTCCTCTTGTATCATGGTCTCGGTAGCGGTAAAACAGCGAGCAGCATCGCGGTGGCCGAGGGGCTCAAAAGCAGCAAGCAAATTATTGTGATGACCCCGAAGTCTCTGCGGCGCAACTACCTGGAAGAGATCAAGAAATATGGCGATCCTCTTTTCCGGCAAGCACAGCATTGGCAGAAAGTGCGCACACAAGACAACGAACAAATTATCTTGGCGCTGTCTACTGTTCTTGGCCTGTCCACCGATTGGGTCAGATCCCACAAGAGTGTTTGGTTGGCCAAACCAGGCGAGAAAGCGAATTACCACCGCTTTCGCAAAGACGCCACGCGCAAAAAAATCGACGCTCAGATCGACGCGATGATCCAGAACAAGTACAAATTTATCAACTACAATGGGCTGCGTGGCACGAATTTTCCCGATATCTCTTTCGACAATTCCGTCATCATTGTCGATGAAGCGCACAATTTGGTGAGCGCCATCGTCAATAAACTCAAGCAACGGGGGGACAAAAACAAAGTGGTCTTTCTTCGTTTGTACGAAAAATTGCTTGCAGCCAACGATTCCAAGGTGGTCTTGCTGACCGGGACGCCCATGATCAACTACCCCAATGAACTTGGCGTCCTCTTTAACATTCTGCGTGGATACATCAAGACATGGCGTTTCTATTTGGAAGGGAAGCCTTCAGAAGACGCAGTCATGAACATTTTCAAGCGCAGTCAGAGCATGGACTTTCGCACGCTGGAAAAAGAAAACAACTCCTCCATCTTGATTGTGACGCGGAATCCGTACGAGTTTCAAAATGTGTATGAAGGAAACGCTGCATCATATCGTGGCGTCAAAAAAGTTCCAGGGACCGTTTCCGACGAGAAATTCAAAGAGAATGTTATTGCAGCACTGCGTGCGAAGAAAATTCAAGTGCAAGAGGTGAAAGTTAGCCTGCATACGGCTTTGCCGGATGATCTGGAACAGTTCGTCGATGCGTTTGTTGATTTGACCAAGGATGAACTGAAGAGTCCGTTGAAATTCATGCGTCGCATCGTTGGTCTTACCTCTTACTTTCGCAGCACGCAAGAGAACCTGCTGCCTCTCTATGAGAAGGTTGATGATTTCAAAGTGGTTAACGTGGAAATGAGTGATTATCAGTTCAAACAATACATCGATGCGCGTCGCAGCGAGCTCAAGACAGACAAAAACAAGCGAGCACGACAGGCGGCAACAGGAAGCAACATTTACACCGATATGGATTCCTCGTATCGTATCTTTTCACGCATGTATTGCAATTTCGCCTTTCCCGTGCCTCCTGGCAGACCGGTTCCGGCTCAATTTCGATCAGAGAAGGATGCGCTCGTGAATCGAGTGATGAGAACTGTGAAAAATCTGCGACGTTTCAATGAAGAACAAAAGGGGAAAATCATCGCGGACTTGCAGCAGCACCTGACATCCAATGACGACGGCGAAGATCTTCAACTTCTGGTGGACCATTATTTGTTGAGTTTGCAAGACGGAAGCAATCGTGAAATTGGCATCGACAAATACGTGCAGAAAAGAGGAGACATTCTCAAAAACGAACCGAAACCAATTCTTTTGGAAGTGGAAGAACCACAAGAAGAACCGCAAGAAGAACAACAGGAACAAGAACAGCAGCAAGAACCAGAGAACGAAGAACAAGAAATCGAGGCAGATGAATTACTCGCCGCAAAAGACCAATCGTACAATGCTGCTTGTGAAGAAGCTCTCAAGGTCCTTCAATTGGGGGCGGCCGATTATCTCACTCCAACTGGTCTGGAGATGTACAGTCCCAAATTTCTGAGCATGCTCGATAACATTGCCGATCGAAGGAAAAAAGGACCCCATCTGGTATACAGTCAATTCCGTCGCATGGAGGGCATTGCCATTTTCGCCATGGTCTTGGAAGCGAACGGATTTATACGCTTAAAATTGCAGCGAAGTGGCGCGTCTTGGACTCTCGATGAATCGGTAACTGACGGTGGACAGCCGAGGTTCGCTCTTTACACAGGCACAGAATCCGACGAAGAGAGGGAGATCATCCGTAACATTTACAATGGAGAGTGGAGCAGCGTCCCAAGTTCTATCACCAGAGTGTTGAATCCAGACGGAAAAGTCGACAACCGAATGGGGAACGTCATCAAAGTGCTAATGATCACGGCAGCCGGCTCTGAAGGAATTAGTCTTATGAATACAAGGTATGTGCATTTAATGGAACCGTATTGGCATCCCGTCAGACTGGAACAGGTGGTCGGAAGAGCGAGGCGAATTTGCAGTCACAAAGACTTGCCGGAAAGAGATCGATTTGTCAAGGTCTTTCTCTATTTATCCGTGTTCTCGCAAGCGCAGGAGAAAAGCGAAAACCAAGATGTGATGAGTGTTTTGGCGAAAGATTTCAATACGCAAAAACAGGCCAGCGAAACGACGGATCAGTACCTCTATCAACTGTCCGAACGGAAGGAGAGAATAGCGACACAGTTCCTGGAATCGATCCGAAGAACGTCGATCGATTGTTCCTTGCAACCGGGGGCGAACAATTGCCTAACATTTGTCACCAACAACAACACTTCTTTAATGACCTATCAGCCATCGATGGAGTTGGACAAGGACATCGAAATTAATGCTATTCTAACGAACGTGAAAGTCAAAGTGTACACAAGGAAAGAGGATGGTAAAGAATTTGCGATACGGATCGACCAACCGAGAAGCGACGGCAGATCGTCTGTCTTCCGTCTAGAGGATTTCAAAGAGTATGTCAAGGGGATCCGGTCATCGCTGCCCAGAGAGGTCGCCGCGGTTCGAGCTCGCTTTGATTCCGATGGAAAGATTCACTTCAAGCGGAGTGACTTTCAGTTTTTGCCGTGAAAGAGCGCGTCAATCCGTCTGTTCAAATCGACAATATCTTGTTCCAGCTTTTGCAGACGCGTCTCGATCTCAACGTCTTGCTGAAAGGTGACCTTTTTGACAAGAGAGGTTGATGTTGTAGAAGGAGACGAGTTTGAGGTTGAGGTTGAGGTTGAGGTTGTGGTTGTGGCCATCAAATCAAAGTTGCGTTGAGCCACAGTTTGTGCAATGAGCTCTTCCATGCTGGTGATTTTTTCGTCTTGAATGGGAATGGCAAACTCAGGAATCGCCGGCGGAGCCGGCCGGGCCACGGCACTCTCGAATTCCGCCCTTTTCCGTTGAAAGTCGTCGTCGAATTGTTTTTGCCTTTCTGCCTGGATGTCCTCTATTTTGTAGAGCACCGGTTCTTCGGCTTGTTCTTCCATGATCTTGATTTTTTTCGTCGGACTCGTGTCCTTCGTTTGGAGCAACGACATCATGTGCTCCAAAAATTGTTTGTTCATGGAGAGCAAATCCGACAGTGCATTCGCCTTGCGTCGACGCTCATAGAACTGCAGCATTTGGCCACAATAGACTTCGTAAAAATTCATTTTGATGTCTCGAGGAGCGGTATCAAAATGAGGAATTTCCGTGGAGATGACTTCCCATATTCTTTGCACATTCACTGCGCCCAAAAAGGGATGGTCTGGAGCAAGAGGCATATTTGGAATAGAGGAGGAGTACATTTTTTTTTGATTGCCTTGATTTTTGTTTTGTGTTATGTTGTTATGTTAATGTCATAAATCATAAATCCTCATTAAAGTAAATTTTTCGAAATGTCTGCATATATTCGTCTTTTAAAACGTGCGTTTTCAAATAATGACCCGTGATCTTGTCTTCCAACATGTGCACGATAAAGAACAGACTGTACACTCCACATTCGGTGTTGTGGTATTGGTGCTCTACGGGATAGTTCTGATCAAAGGTGAACCGAATCGGTTTGGGAGTCAATGTTTTACCCTGCTCTATCACACGGTCAACGAAAGCTTTGATCTCGTTGGGGATTGGATCACCAGCGCTGTCAAAAAAGAATATTTTGCCCTTGCGAATGTTAATAAAACAAGAGATCCAATGCTGACCCGGTTTGTCGTGTGGATCCGTGTTAAAAATGATGCCGATTTTAGTCTTACCGCGACGTATCTGGTCCGCCAGACTGAATTGGCATAATTCTGACCACACACATTTCCCATCCAGCATTTTTTTATCGAAATCGATGGGTGTCGGTCCAATGAACTCGAAGCATTTGTATGCCTTTTCGTATTGGTTCATCACCTCGATGATGTCCACGCTAGAAAGCCACTCGTTCGGTTTTTTCTTCCATTCTTTGGGGGACATGGGTGCAAAGGAATCCATCAAGTCCTTTTCCATTTTCGTGCCCTTGGCCATTTTCTTAATCCAGCACGACTCACGGTTGCAAATGCGACTGAAACGGATTCGCAGCGCGTCCCAAATGGCCCTGCCGTTTTTGCTGGTAATGATGTCGTCTGGATGTCGCGCATTCCACATCTCTCGCATGCGCATCAGATTTTCGTCTGAATAACACGTCAAATCCGGACTGGACGTTTGGGAGGCGGGACTACACCGCAATTTCTGGAAATTGAAACGCGCTTTTATTGTTTTTGTTATTGCCCTTTTTGTTGGCCTTCTTGCGACCACCTTGGTTTTGGTTCTTCGCATCGTTCTGGATGACTTCTTCTTCTTGTATTTCTGGGTCTTGCTTTTCATCCACTTCCACTTCTTCTACTACTATAGGTGCAGCAATATTATTCTTTTTGCGAATTCCTTTAGTCTTGAGGGACGGATCCGTGAGATCGACTTGCCGTTGCTGCGGTAAAATCATCTCTTCTTCTGGACGCACGTTCCGCACCGTGACGAATTTGTCTAAAGTGTTATTGTTTACCTTGATAGAGCGCATCATAAGTTTATCCGCCTCTTCCTTGGTGATCTCAAAGTCGCCAAAGTCTCCGTCTTCGTCGTCATCATCATCCTCTAACATGATTGTTGGAGGATAAGTACTCTGCAAGATATCCGTCTCATCTTTAATGCGGAAATATCCAACACACGCGCGCAAGTAATTCTCATAGGCACTGCGCACATCCGGAAGTAAATCGGCCGGCGCATTGTTGGTCAAGAGATCCTTGGTGAGACTCACCACACGACGTCGGTAAAATTTACGGTCGGACCGGTCTACCGGCTTTTCTTTTTTGGCTGGGAGTTGGCGACGCATTTCCCGATTGGTGAGGTAGTCCAAAGTGATTTGATCCACAGGATTCATTTAGTTTCTTTTTTTTTTTGGCTTTTTTTTGTCAAATGCCGTCATTGTTTTAAAATCCCTCCATCCAGTAAAAAAAAAAGAAAAAGTGCAGTGATGCCTTCGACTACCAAACAATTGCAATGCGACGCGACAGTTTCAGTGAGCGACGGAGGAAACGTTGACCTTTTAAATCTCATGTGTCGTCCTTCGTCAAGCGTCAATCAAATACAAGACTTGTCGCGCGTGAAAGAGGAATGTCTATTGCTTATGCGAAGTGCGCCACCCATAGACACTGGGGATGCAAAAGTAGATGTATTGATGAATCGCTATCGAAAGGATCTGGAAGACAAACTTCAATATGTCGACAATGTGGATGACTTTTGGGTTGTGTTTGTGTTTTTGTCGTCCACTTTTTTCACTCTTCTGCAACTTGCCTACTACACGGCGAACCACTATGTCGAGTTTTGTGTGTACGTGGGAAAGACTTGGGACAAAATTCGACAGTTTTTCTCCGGTCTTGGCGTCCTTTCCCTCATTGTTGTTGCCGCGATGGCGTCGACCCAGGTTGGCATGCAAGCCCTGACTGCGTTAGCTTTGGCCGCGTCGAATCTTCTTCAAAAGGGACTCAATCAAGCAGCGGCAGTGTTGTTACCCAAGTTGACCGACGCTGCACAGCAAGCCATCGTCTCTGCGGTCACCAACTCGGAAGTTTCATCGGCGCTTGCTATGAGTACCGTCAAAGCAGGTGTCGATATTATCATCAAAAATCCGTCCATGTCCGCAGCCATGGGAGCCGCTTTGGTCAATAGTCCAGCGGTGCAACAAGCGCTGCAGACGTTGATGAACATGCAATCGGAAGTCATTCAGACAAGAGCAGAAACCATGCGCATGACCGAAAACTCCCTGAAATTGGTGCAAGAGATGCATTCCGAAGCAAACTTGGCCATTCGAGATGACGTCGCGCAGGTGGCAAAAGATGTTGCTTTGTTGCAAGCTCGTCTAGCCACTTTCCAGCAGTCTGCAACTTATCAGAATGTTGTAAACGCAATCAGCCCCTTGCTCGCGAACTTGGGTCCTGCCGCCGTGACCGCCGTTTCCAACTTGCTCATCACTAACCCACCCACCAATTTGTTGACCTATTTTGGCGGTGCAAAAAGAAGATCAATGAAGAGAAAGACAAAGTCAAGAAGGAGAACAACACGTGGAAAAAGAGGGGCAAGAAGAAGAGGGCGCTACTTTCGACAATCGCGTCGAGGAACTTGATTCGGCACGTCGTACATCTGCTCTCGGGTGGCATTGTGGAAAAGACCATAGCCAACAAATCTGGAATCCGGGTTAGGATCGAACGGAGCAAATGTCTCTTGTTGAAACAGGTCGGGAAATGGCTGCTGCTGTTGCATTCTGGATCCAGCGTCCACTTTCACTTTGTACAAGTCACTACCGCTCGATGGTACATAAAAGGCCTGCGGACAAGACTGAAGACCGAAAACAATGTTGCGCAGCTCGGACTCCTTGTCGACGTTGGCGGCGAAGCCGGACCAGGGCGCCATGGCGTTACCTGGATTGAACACTTTCTCTGGATTGTAAGTTGGTTGCACTTTGACAGGGTATTGGTCCACTCTGCGTGGGTCCACGATGGGCATCATGGCGTATTTTGTAAGCACTGGTCTCGCATCAAAATAGGGTTGCAACAAATGGGAGGGGACATTGCGCAGATAGATACGAGTATTTGTCTCTCTGTGTATTTGGGAAACTGTGCTCATTGGGTGGGTGGGCCTAACGAAATCTGTTTATATAAGACTTAAAAAAAACTTGGACGAAAAAAAGAACAAAACCAAAAAAAAAGAAGAATCATGTGCGGCATTTTTGCAATTATCAATGCCCTAGAGTCATCCTCCTCCTCGAAGATCAAACTGTCTTTCGAGAAGGGAAAGAATCGCGGTCCAGAATACTCTAAATTGCAACACTTTGGCGACGATGTCACCTTTGGATTTCACAGGCTGGCCATCAACGGTCTCAATGAAGCATCCCATCAACCCTTGCTTATCGACGATGTTGCCCTCATTTGCAACGGTGAAATCTACAATTATAGGCAACTCTATGAGAACTTGCAAATCACGCCCACGACCGGTTCGGATTGTGAGGTCATCATTCATTTGTACCGGCGGTTCGGAATAGAGAGCACCCTGAAAATGCTGGACGGTGTGTTTTCCTTTGTGCTGTATGACATGAAAACAGATGACGAAACCGAGTCCAACAAAATATTCTTCGCACGCGATCCATTGGGGGTGAGGCCGTTGTATATCATCCGACCACTGAAGGAAGGCCCCATTTTGGTGGCCTCCGAATTGAAAGTGCTGACGGACTTGTATGACGATTTTGCGCTCTACCATACCCACAGTGTTCAACACTTTGTCCCTGGCACGTGGTCCTCTTGTGAGAAATCCTTAAAAGCGCTCGATCATTGGCGGGAAGTCGTCGTCAACCAACCGTACTTTCTGCCGGTCCATTTCGAAAACATGGTCTTGAAAAGTGTGGGCAAGACGAATCAACCCATCCATCTAAACTATGTGGATTCCATACAGCAGCATCTCGTCGATGCGGTCGCGAAGCGGTACCTTGCCACAGAGCGTCCTATCGCCTGCCTCCTCAGCGGCGGATTAGACAGCAGCTTAATTGCCGCCTTAGTTTGCGAGATCAATTGCTATGTGCAGAACCTCCCCTACAAAGAGAGCTCGAAACGTATCGAAACGTACAGCATAGGCCTAGCGAATTCGGAGGATTTGAAGTTTGCGCGCATGGTGGCAGAACACTTAGGTACCAAGCACACGGAAATTGTGGTGACCGAGCATGAGATGATCTCCTCGATTCCCGAAGTCATTTACGCGATTGAAAGTTACGACACCACCAGTGTACGGGCCTCTGTTGGAAATTATTTGTTGGGCAAATACATCGCCGCGCACAGCGACGCCAAGGTCATCTTCAATGGCGACGGTTCCGACGAACTGTGTGGTGGCTACTTGTACATGCGGAATGCGCCCGACTGTTACGAATTCGACAATGAGTGCAGACGCTTGCTCAAAGACATCCACTTGTTCGATGTCTTGCGCTCTGACAAATGCATTTCCTCGCATGGCTTGGAACCCCGCACCCCCTTTCTGGACAAGGCCTTTGTGAATGCTTATTTGTCGATCCATCCGACCGTTCGAATGCCCGCGAAAAGCGATTGCGAGAAGATGTTGTTAAGGACCTGCTTCAGCAAGGCACATTTCAAACCGGTGTTCAATGAGCAACTCTTGCCCTCGGAAGTCTTGTGGCGGCGCAAGGAAGCGTTCAGCGACGGGGTGAGCAGCAGTGGCGGCCGATCCTGGTACCAAATTGTGCAGGAATTCTGCAATGGACTCAAGTTGCCAGATTTGTCCGACGTAGACCGTCCGCCGAAAACTGCAGAGCAGGCGTACTATAGACATTTGTTTTTGAAGTCTTTCCCGCGCCTTTCATCGATTGTGCCGTATTTTTGGATGCCCAAGTACGTGGAAGGTGCCACGGATCCGAGTGCCCGAACCTTGGAGGTCTATCAACAACAAGAGCAACAACAAGAACAACAACAATCGTAACAATCGAGAAGCATATATTTTTTTTCTGTTGACATTTATAATCAAAAAAATCAAAAAAAAAATATATAATTCACATGCTGTTCAGTAACAAAAATTTAACGAAAATTCAGTCATGGGCTTTCGTGGCCACCATCGTCATTTCATATATTCTCTATTTTTGCATTGCCATTGGTGTGTTCTTGCAGGCACCCGAATATTTGGAGACTTTGCGCAACTGGGTCAAGATTTATGTGAGTCTCTTTTTGATTTTGCGCTTCAATCCCTTCCGACATGTACAGTTCGGTTCTCTTGACCGTATGATCGCCTTCAATGCTGGCGTTTTCTTGCTTCTTACCACCAGTCTCACGCAAGTGCTCATTACTTACGTGCATGAAATCAAGCAATATATGGGGCTGAGGTCGTAAAATTTCAACGTCGTCTGTTGGCCTTGGAAGCTGGAACCCGAGTTCGACGTCGTCGATGTTGTCGTCGCTGGGTCCTCTTTGGTTTTCGTTGTCGAGATCCGTTTCCGGACAAAAAAAAAAGACGCAGATGTCGTTCCAACTGTCTGGTGATGTCATGGTCCACATGCACCTCTTTGTTTTCCACAGGCACATGCCGGTATTGGGCCATGTGCTGCAAGATAAACCGACGCAAAGCCTGTTGATTATCAACCTTACGCCTTGTGAACCAATGACTCGCCAAAAAGCGATCGATCATGGTGTCATGGGGAAGGTCGTGCACATACGGTTTCACTTGGAGATACAACACTTTGTCATTGGCCATAAAGGGATGGTACATGTCATCCACGAAGCAAATCTGCGTCTCCTCGGGCAGTTTCGTGCAACGCAAGAAGTCGCTATGTGTTTTGTCGTGCGTTGTCCGACACACTTCCACGCGTCTGTCACCGACTTTAAAAGCGGCAACGACCTGATCAAACAGAATCCCACCGCCCACACGGTCCTCCAAGTAGCGCTTGATTTTTTCTGCCCAATCGCGCGGGCCCTGATTGTTGGTGAATATCATAATGTGACTGCAGCATTTCGTTGTTTTCCTCTGTTTCAAGTATCGCAACACTTGCAAAATGCCCGGCCTCAAGAATTCGGGATACAAATTCAGAATTTCGTTGAAGTCGTCTTGGGTGAGCCATCCGTAATACGTGGTCAGTGCTTCCCAGAACATTCCGTATTCGACGAAATACCCCAGCGTCTCGTCTAAATCGAAGACGACGATTTTATTTATTTTACTCATTTTTGTGCCTGTCTGGCTTCAAGAAAAAAAATAATAATTTGTGCGAGCTTTAAGTAAACTTAGTAAAGTAAGAAAGATTAATGAGAAACTATGTCGACTTAAAGCCTGCAGAGTATCGGCGTATCTTGCAGTTTTATGGAAAGCCCATCCCGACCTCGAGATCAGCTTTGCAACGTGCTGCTGAGAAAGTCGTGGCAACAAAACTCGGACGATGTATCCACCGGCTCCGACCGATGTACCAGGCACGCTCGATTGGAATTTGCACGCGGTCGATTGTCAATCGCAAGGGACATACGAGGAGAAACAAATTCCGCTTCTTTCAAAAGGCAGCCATGCGAAACACCATTCGACGCCCTCTAAGAAGGAGCGTGCGTCTTCGAGACAGATGAATTCATTTCCTCTTCGACAATCGTTTTTTTTTCTCCATAATTTTTTAAATGAGAGAAGACGTCTTCGCTGCTAAAAAATCCGCAGGCCCGTACAAGGCGGTACCTTCTCACAGGAGACCGCTGACGTTGGCCGAGGTGAAACCATCAAAGACTTTCTTTGAAGGATATCGTCCGGACCTGAAATACCGAGGTACAAGGGTTGGAAAAGATGGACGCGAAAAAGTGGACTACGTTGTAGCTCGACCTTTACAACAGTATTTTTCCGGAGAGCCTCAGCCGATATTCACTTTCCAAGACGATAAAATTGGTTTTGATTCCACGGATGATTTTCTGGAGAAGACGACGATGGACATTGTCCAAAATGATCCAGCTTATAGACACTGGTACGAGAAAGGAAACTTCGGTTTCGAAATCAAAACGCAAGGCCTTCCGGTGCTTTTTAATGAGCGTCTCGAGGAAGCGGTTAGAAGCGGAGACCGTGTGTTGACATTTGTTGTCGCCAATCCCACCCCCCATGCGATGATCTACATGTTGCACGAAGGTGTACTTTACACTGTCGGATTCGGCTTTCATGGAGGACGCGACAATAGAAGTTTGGTACAGTACCTCCGCAAACCGAAACTAAAAAATGAGTCACAAGATTTCTTTGATAAGCGTCGAGCGGCAGGACACATGTTGGAAGTAAAGGACGGTGCTCTCTATACAGCAGACTTTCTGATGCCAGATTTGATGCAAGCTGGCAAAATTGTATGGATCACCCTACTTACCATGGACATGATAAACAATATGAAGAGAGATCTGGCGCAAGTAAGAGCGGTTGCTGTTCGAGGAAAAGTGGATGTTGCAGTTGATGATGACGAGAACGTTCTTCGAGACTCTCAGGGAGCCGTCATTCCAGCTTTCTTGTTGTCACATGAGTATACGCTCGTATTAAACAGAAACTATTGTGAGGGAGCCGGTTTCATCGGTTTTGTCAAGGGAGAGCAGACGACGAATTGTCTAGAGTGGGCCCAGAGCATCGTCGGTCAGCGCCTTTCGTGTGGAAATCTGGGAAGCCCCTACGCTTGTTCTGCCGTTACAGAGGAAGAATTCGACGATTTTGAAGAAGCGTACAAACATGGCAGCGACCAAGATGTCGACAAAGTCATCCTTCAAATACAACAACGTCTGTCCGGTTCGATCGCCCAGAGAGCAAGAGCCATCGCGTCGCAAGCAGCCTCTTCTTTCAGAGCATCTGTCACAAAAAGAGCACCTTATTTGCAATCCATGTTGGGGTTCGGAGGCAAAAGACGTGCAAAAAAAAGAAAACAGAAAAAGACGAAAAGAGCCACAAGAAGACGTTATTAAAAGTGTAGAGTGTGTTTACATTCCTAACAAAAAAAATAAGAAAGACGTTAGCAATGTACATATTTTTTTTAACGACCAAATTGCATCAGGGCAAGCTGTTGATTGCTTCCAGCAGGGGCCACAGTAATGCCAAGAATTTGTTGAAAGTATTGGTCGGTAGTGTATCCGATACTCTTGTAGTAGTTGAACTGACGAATTTCACTACCCGCACCACCTGACGCACTTGCCAAAATCGAATAGAGAGTCTTGGAGGAGTTAGTGCCAGAGATTTGCAGAGTACGAAGCTTGGTATATGATCCGGGGCCGATGTTGCTTGACATTGTTTTCTGTTGTTTTTTTTTGTTTTTTTTTGATTTGACACGAGAAAATAAAAAAAAACAGCAATCAAATCAATTCCTGTCTAAATGGTCCAGCGCTGACAAAAGCACTCTCTCTTGGTCAGAAAGCTTTTGGAAAACCAACGAGTCATCCATACGAATTTGGTAGTAGCGGTGTCGAAACGTCTTACAAACCAAGGTGACCCCGTTGTCTGAGATGCGTATGTCACAGACCATCCCACCATTGTTCAAGACAGGTTCATCATCGTTCAGAGGAATCCATTTTACAAACGCGCCACAACGGATATCCTTCAATTCGTCGATTAACAAGTATCCGTTTAATTTCTGGAAGTAGTTTGCCTTTTCGTCACGAGATAATGGCAAAGCTTTCAATGCTTGCAAGACATTTCGTTGAATTTTTTTGGTCGTCAGACCAAGAACGGAAGAATTGCGTTCGTTCTCGATGGCTTCTCTCAACAAGTCGACGTCCATTGTTCTACTATATCTCTATAACCCCCCATTAGGAACAAGTTTTCGTCTGTTCTTTTAATTCCGTTTTTTCTTACCAATTGGCTCCACCGAAGGAGCTGCCACCTAAAGCCGCGTTGGCTGCCATTGGCTCGAAACTTTCATACTGACTTGGCAAACTCTGTTGCGGACCAGCGTTGTAATCGGGCATTTGTGCCTGTTGCATGGGCAGTTGACTAATGGAGGTGGATGACGATGATGACGGTCCTGATGATGGTGGCGAAGATGCCATCAAAGTCATGGCGCTCGCGTTGTTATTGTTGTTGTTTGTGCCATTCTTTCGCTTGTTTTTCGCTTTCTCCGTGCTGCCACCATTCCACAATTCGGCCACACGGTCAAATAAAATACTGACTTTTTCACCCAGCTTTGTCTGTAAGCTCAACACGATGACCAAGACGGCTAAAACAATGCTGGTCACTTTGAGCTCGGCGTATTTGGCGCCACTGTAGGTCGGAACAAAAGTCACGAGACGGTGAATAAACAAGATGCCGATGAAGAGCAAGACAATTTGGATGATTACTTCAGCTAAAAGCTCGATACTGCTCTTTTCGTCATCCGCTTCGGGCACAAAACGCTGCATCGCTTTGTTCAGCGCCACCACAGGGATGATGGCAAGCAGGGCGTACTGGACAATGTTCAACATGTCCTCTTTGGCGTCATCGTCGAAATTGAAGACATGCTGGAAAAACCCATTTTTATTTCCGCTGCTGCTACTGCTTTTTCTAGATATATCTTCAATGTCATCCATTTCAAATCCAAATTATTAAAATTTAATTTTTTTTTGATCTAGGAGAAGAAAATTATCAATCATGAATCATTATTACTAGTTAGGCGAGGTGTTGGTGCGTTCACCACAACAGCCCCATCATCGTCGTCTTCAACAAGAGTCGATGCTGTTGAATTTGATTCTCGTTCTTGTCCTAATCTCGATTCTTGTGAAGACTCTGATTTCTCTGGCCCTGCTTCTCTTTCTTTTGGCAGCGACGATTCTTCTAATGAGGGCACTGATCGCTTTGTTTGCGCTTCTTTTTGCATCCGCTTGAATTCCGCGAAGCTGATCTCCAGACGCTTATCGACCAGTTTCTTTTCGACTTTTTTCAGTACGTCAAAATTCGAGAAACGTCCAATTTGTGTGTATCGATTGGCCTTCTCTTTCAGCAACACCGGCTCGTTGTTGTTCTCGGTTGGCTGCTTGGTTATAGTCATATTGGTTGATGCACGGTTCTTGATTCCAGCGGACGCAAGAGGTGCCTGATTGTTGTAACTCTTGAACTGCGCAAAGGGTCCCTTCTTTGTTTCGGGGGCTTTGCTTGCGTCTTGTTTTTCTTGCTCTTGTCTTTTTTCATCCTCCTTCAATTCCAAATCGCGTTTCGCTCTTGCCAATTCTTCTTCCATGTCGACGTACAATTCCAGGCAGTCGAATGTCATGACATATTTGCGACCCACTGGTTCCAAAAACCGATATGGTATGTTGTGATCACTGAAATATTCGAAACTGCCCCGGTCATGATTGTACCGCATGGCCACATTGCCAATGGGTGTGCATTCCATGACGTAGCTAGCAATCAGACCCTTGTAAAAGGCATCGTCCTTCTCTCCATTTTCCCCCTGTTCTTCCTTTTTTGTACGGATTTTTTCCAGATATTTGGTTTCGTATGGAGGGGGTGTGTAGATGGAGGGAGACGGGGACGGTGCTTCTACGGCAAAGAAGGTCAGCAACAAGGTCTGGATCCATGCCCACAACAAGATCCAAAAGGATGGCGAAAAGAGATTGTTCACTACGTCTGTCATATTTTGTTTTCTTGAGACTCATTCTTTGTTCATTTTATTCATTTTTTAAATGCATTTTTCATGTGTCCCGTTGCTGCGTTGAAATATTTAGAAAGAATGTCATCCGAGACTTCAAAATAATTTAACCCAAAAGAAGGAAAAACAACAACATGAGTGTTTCAAGATCTGTTGCAGCCGCTCAGCGCAGACGTGCTGGTCCACCGGAAACATCGACACCTCCGTACCGTGGTCCGGGCACTTCCATCAACTCCGCCATGCTCCAACAACAACAACCAAATCCAGCTTTTCAATCTCAACAATCCCAACGCATCAATAACCCTGGCCTGGACACGAAAATGACAGTTCCACAGGCGATTACTTTGATCACGCTTCGTCTTGGTCGCATTGAATCCCAATTGATGAATGGACAGTTTCCAACCATGATGAGTGAGGGTGGCAACGAGGACTATGCCATGGTCGACCGCAACTTGCTGCAATCACTGGTCGCTCGCGTCGATTCTCTGGAAAAGAGAAGCGCCACTGCTGCTGCTGCATCGCAGTCATCTTCCGCACCAGCGGCCTCTTCCATGGAAATCACAGCTCTTAAACAACAGGTCGAAGTGTTGCGACAAGCCGTCGTCGCGACCAAAAATGGTATTGCGACCAGCAACAAGGAAAGCAAAGACTCCAAGACCATTCTGGAAAACCTCAGGTTTGAGGTGGACGAACTCAAGATTATCGTGGCGGATGTACAAAATTTAGCACTGGACAACAACCAAAAACTCGCTGCCATTTCATTGCAACTTCCCGGGGATGGAGAGGACAACCTCTTGTTGGAAGAAACAGAGGGTAACGACGACGGTGCAATCGACAACAACAACATTATTGTTGACGAAGGGACCGTCTTGAACAATATGTCCGTTGTGGTAGAAGATGTTGATGTTGTGGAATGAATTTAGACAATGACAACTCCATTAACGGCACATAAACCTACGTCGGATAAAACAGAAAACAAAAGTTGTGGTAAGATAACTTTTTTTTTCCTTGAACCAGATCCAGATGGCGACCATAACTGATATTCAGAGAGAAGTGGACAGGCAGCCACTTGAGTGGTCTCTTCAACGCATGTGTTTCATTGCAGACAACCGCATTTACTTGGAATACCCCTATTTCAAATTCCTTGCGCAAAACACAAGTCATTATGACTCCATTCGCATTTTCTTGCTGCAGGCGATCGAATCGATGATCAAAACAACCACGACCTTCGATGTGTCCATCAACATGAAATACTTGACAATCGGCGATATTGATCGCCACCGGTCCTTCATCTACAACATTGTGAGGGAACTCTCGACGCGCTATCCAGACAGCCTCAACCGATGCAATATTTACAACGCTCCTTTTATCATCAAAAATTTGCTTTTGATCATCTCTCCGCTCTTGGATCGCAAAAACCAAGACAAGATCAATGTCATCTCTGCTTCATCCCAATGCACTTAGAAAGTTCGCATGACAAAGACGGAGGAACCATGACGCTCAAATTGACCATCATCGACAAGCAAAAGATCAAGGTCTTCCAGTCGATCTTTCAATTGCTGAAAGGCTGGGGATCCAATGTGCATCTCATTTTCAACAAGGACCAATTGTTCATACAAGGCATGGACACATCGCATGTGACCTATTGTAACATAGTGCTAACACGTACATGGTTCGACACATACGATTTCGAGGAAGGTTCGTCGGATGTCATTCTCTGTTTTGACTGCAACATCTTGAACACCGTACTCTCGTATGCAGTGAAACAGAGGTCTTTGGGGGTTTACATCGAGCATGACATCACGAACACTGCCTCTCTGGACGTCCAGCTTTTGGACACAGAGAAGACCGAGAAAAAAACCGACTTCAACCGCTACTTCGAGATTCCATTGTACGAATCCGAATTGGAGTTGCTGGCGTTGCCGGACATCGAATACGACGCCGACTTCACGATCAACACCGAAAAATTCAGCGAGCTCTTGTCGGAATTGTTTGTGTTCGGCACGACTCTGAATATCCTTTGCAGTGAGTCGATGATCGAGTTGAACGCCAATGGAGAGATGGGCAAGATCAAAACCCACATTCCAATTGACGATTTGGCGGAATTCTCCATTTCTGAAGGCGAAGAACTCGATTTGTCCTTTAGTCTGAATTACATTAACAAGCTCTGTTTGAGCACCAAGTTGTCCACGGAACTAAGCATCTCCATTTCCAAGGAGTATCCACTCAAGATGAATTATGCACTCAGTGACGACAACTCTAGCCGTGCGACATTCCATATAGCTGCCAAAGTGAAAGACGACTGATCCTTGGAAAGAAAAAGAAATTAGAAGAACTTTTGCACGATTGCGTTATCACGCTTCGAATTACTCTTTTGCACCATTTCAAGATCTTATAATTTTTAAAATTTTTAAAATTTATTTTCGCTAATGTACCTGCTTCGTGTTTTGGTGTTTCTCATCGTTCTGTTCTTGTATATCCACTTGCACCATCAGTGGAAGACAAGCAATGAGTTGGAAGTATACGAGCTCGATTCTCCTCTTTCGAAAGATATGTTGGAAGACGCACTGCAGCTGAAACAACCAGTCATTTTTACACATCCAGAGGAAGTTGGTAAAATGCAAATTCAAATCCAAACGCTGGGTTTGGACGTATCCGTGCGTCAGAGCGGAACAAGCTTGGACGATCAAGACGTGTCTCTGTATTCATTGTTGCCGTTGCAAAGTGCCCAAGCGCTCTTCGACAAAGACAAATCCGGTGCTTTTTTCACAGAGCACAATCAATCGTTTTTGGAAGAGTCTGGACTGGGGAAACGCTTACGATCGATGGACGCCTTTTTCCGCCCAGCGTTTTGTTACGACGGCTATTACGATTTGCTCATGGGTAGTCAAAACGCTACCAGTCCATTACGTTACGACCTGCAATGCCGCAACTACTTTATAGTGAGTCGAGGGTCTTTGCAAATGAAACTTGCGCCACCAAATATGTCCAAGTACATGGAATGCATCCACGACTACGAAAATTTCGAGTTCCGTTCAACGCTGAACCCTTGGATGAAAGAAGAGGACGAAAAAGTACGTTGTATCCATGTGAACCTCAACGAGGGAGATTGTATCTGTATACCACCCTTTTGGTGGTACTCTTTGAAATTTGAAGGGAAAGGGCAAGTGGTCAGCATGAAATATCGAACCTATATGAATGGTCTTTCTATGTTGCCTCAAATCGGTCTCTTCTACCTGCAAAACTACAATATACGCCGTAGACCATTTGTCTTGAAAGAGGGAAAAGAAGCAAAAGAAGAAACAGAAAGACCAGAAAGACCAGAAAGACCAGAAATACCAGAAAGACAAGAAGTTCAGACAGAGAGTCAAGAAGACATGGCGCAAAAGATCGTGTTGGAAACGTAATTAAACGCAACTCTCAAAACAACAAGAGAAAACAAAAGGTGATCAAGAAGGACACAAGAAAAAACAAAACGAGACAGACGACCATGGTGCCGATGTCTTACAGGTTCACCGTCGCCAACCGAGACTACACATCGTACCAAATATTGCACGCTGTCACGTACGAAAAATGCGAATTGACCGTGGACCCCATCGGTTCAAAATTGTTCAACGACGACGTGTTTCAAATTTATCCCACCGTCACGATTCTCCATTCCAGTGTGCGAATCATGACGGACATTCCCGCTGTTCTGATGTTACCAGGTACCTTCGGACGGACACCAAAAGGACGGCTCCTGTACAAATGTTTGCCGGATGACCGACGCCTCCCCCCTTTCCTCGTGCCTTACGATGACAAGAACGGCGTCTCTTTTTTGAAAGACTACAACAATTTGTACGTCACTTTCAAATACGTCGATTGGTCGGGCAAACATCCCTCAGGAATGCTCACCCAAGTACTCGGCCCCGTCCATCAACTCGACGCGTTTTATGAGTATCAACTCTTTTGCAAGAGTTTGAATACATCGATCCAGAAATTCACAAGAAGCGCGACCAAAGCAATGGAAAAAAACAAGTCCCATGAAGAATTCGTGGAGTCTCTCTATCAACAGCACAAAACGCACATTGAGGATCGACGCCAAACTCATCATCGTGTCTTCAGCATCGACCCCAAAGGGAGTGTGGATTTCGACGACGCCTTCAGTGTCATCAAATGCAAAGGAGAAAATCAATTTCAACTAAGTATTTATATTGCCAACGTGACGCTTTGGATGGATGCGCTGGGCCTCTGGAATTCCTTCTCCAGACGTATCTCGACCATATATTTGCCCGACAGAAAACGTCCCATGCTTCCTACCATTTTGTCCGACTGTCTGTGTAGCCTTCAAAGCGGTGTATCGCGTTTCGCTTTCGCAATGGATCTGGTTATCGACGGTTCAACCTCAACCATTGTCCACGTCAATTACCGAAACGTGATTGTTCAACTGCAGAAAAACTTTGTCTACGAGGAGGACGAACTTCTTGAGAGCAAAGAATATCAATCGTTGCATCGCCTGTGTTTAGGGCTATCGAAAGAGTACCCTTATGCATCCTGTGTTATTCGGGACAGCCATGACGTCGTCGCCTATTTGATGATTTTGATGAACTACTTTTGTGCCAAAGAGCTCATTCGCTTTCAGACAGGCATTTGTCGATCCCTTGTCTCGAGCACCAAAGTGGCATTGCCTGTTTTGCCAGAGGAAGTTCGTCGGTTCGTGGTCACGTGGAATGGCGCCAGTGGTCAATACGCCGACATCCGTCATGCCGCCAATTTCGAACATTCTGTCCTCGAGTTGGATGCCTATGTGCACCTCACGTCACCCATTCGTCGACTGGTGGATCTCTTGAATATGATTCAATTGCAGCGACACTTGGGGCTGTTGAACCTGAGTGCCAAGGCATTCGAATTTTATGACCGGTGGTTGAATGAAATCGACTACATTAATACCACCATGCGCCTTATCCGCAAAGTACAAAACGAGTGCAGTTTGCTCGACCTGTGTGCCAAATCCCCCGAACTCTTGGACCAGACATTTGAAGGATACTGTCTCGACAAAGTGGAGCGCAACGATGGTCTGTTCCACTTTGTCGTCTATTTGCCAAAGCTGCGTGTCGCGTCCCGGGTGACCATGCGAGAAAATGTGGAAAATTACGGTCGTCGGCTCTTCCACCTGTTGCTCTTCCATGACGAAGAGACTTTCAAGAGAAAAATACGTTTGCAATTGTTACCACCTGCTTTGCAACAAACCATGAATTTGTGATTAGATGAAATTTTGTATTTAAAATTTGAAAACTTAACTTTTAAAAAAAACCGACCAACTGAAAAAAGAGTACTAACAAATGCATTTCCTTGGCTTCTTTGTTACTCGCCACGTCAACTCGGCCGAAACGAACTTGTACTGGAAAGAGTGCGTGAAAAACATTCGCATCCATCACCCTTACAACACGATCGTTATCATTGACGATCAGAGCGACTATTCATTTATCGAGTGTTGCGCTGATGACCTGAAGAATTGCATTGTGGTGCAAAGCCAATTTCCTGGAAGAGGGGAGCTGCTCCCTTATTATTATTGGGCGCTGTGCGACTTTGGCTTCAAACGAGCCGTCATCTTGCATGACTCTGTTTTCTTGCAGCAACCCTTGGAAATTCCCAGCGATTTTAAGAACGTGTTGTTTCTTTGGGACTTTTATCACAACTGGAACCGACCAGAACAAGAAACGTCTTTGATTGGCACTTTGACAAACTCTGGTCCACTCCTCGAGATTTATCAGAAGGAACAACATTTGTGGCGTGGATGCATGGGTGCCATGTCGGTCATTGACCGATCGTTCTTGCTTCACCTCTGGAAAAAATTCGACATGCATCTGCTGTTGAGCCAAGTGACCTGCCGAGGTGACCGTTCCTGTTTTGAACGATTGTTTTCCGTCATTTGCTTTCAGGAAAACGGGCGCAATCACAACAGCCTCTTGGGCAACATTCATGAATATGTGAATTGGCAGTGGGGCAAAACCTTTCAGACCTACCTTGAGGAAAAGGCCAACAATGTGCCTCAAAAGCCAGTAGTGAAAGTTTGGACAGGAAGATGAAAAGATTTTTGATGTTAGATTTTGAGATTTTGTTAGTTTTTCTCTTTTCCAAGACCTATCTATTTTTGATCCATTGCGGTTTGCAACGAATGAAAAGAAAAATCAATGGGTTTCCCAAAACAGAAAAAACTAACAAAAATCCAAGGCAACTAACAATTGCCGCCTTCGGCGGTTTTGTGTTAGAAGGTTGTAAAATTTGTTAGAATTTCTCTTTTTGAAAAACCCTCCGATGGAAAAGAGAAATGGGCTGCTGAACAATTCCCTTATGTTTTGTTGTCGTCGGTGATGATGGTCACGTCTTCTTTTACAGGCGAGTAAGAGAATCCACGAGGACTCAGCACGGGAGCTTCGAAATCGAAGTACTCAAGATTGCGACTATCAATGTCACGCAGATCTTTTCCTTCGTACCCGAGTTGTTTCTGCAATTTGTCGAACCAACGGGCCGCAAAACCGCGCACGACATTTTTCAGGAAAACCATCGCGTTGGCTTTTTGTTCTGCAGAATTCGCGTAATCGAACACGACTGCATTCACTTGTTGCGCGCTTAACTCTGGGTTGTCTAAAACAAGCTCTCCGAACAAGAAGCTCCAAGAGACACAGTAACCACTGTCATACCCATCCGCTCTTTCGGCGTCCTGCATTCCTTCGCCAGTCAAGGTTGGGCAAGTATCGGCACTGTCCTTGAAAACGATTTTCTTCTTTTTCCCACGTAATTTGTACTCTTCCTCCATAATATGGATGAAGTTCGTCATGCATTTGTTTATCCACTCTCGATTTTCAGGTTTGTTTTCCATCGCCGATCCGTGTGGCTCAAAATATTCTATTGTGGATTGCTTTGGACGGTAAATTATCATATTCGCGTGGCCTGTGTTATCCTTGAATAAAAGTGCGACGGTAAGAATGATGAGCTTTTTGTTTTGCTTGATATCACATTCGACAAGCTCTTTTGCAAAATGTTTATTGTCCTCCGTGTCTACACATCTGTCCTCTTCGAATACCAGGTTGTAGTGTCCACTCGATATAATGGAGTATTTTCTCAATCCAGCGAAAGCGTCGGTGTACGTGTTGATGCAATTTGCTCCGTACTTCTCCATCAAATAAATGTAAAACGCTCTTCGGAACGTGTCTCTATTTAAGAAGTCATAGTCAACTCTTGCAGTACGTCCGAGCTTGTTCAGGTGATTCAAGCTTTTAATAATCTTAATCCGGTTGGCTTCCGGAACCGGCTGCACCGCTCTTGTTTGAAACATTGTTTCGTCGTCTGATCGTTTTTCGACCTGTTCTGAAGGAGAAAACAAGTCGTATCGTCTCTTTTGACGGAGTGCCTTCTGTTTCATCTCTGGAATGAGCGATTCAATCTTCTCATCTTCGATGACCGCATCCGAATTCTCGAACCCTTCGACGAAATGTGGAATCCAATACGTCCATTTCTCAAAAGGTTGTTTCATTGCAGTATTGAAAAGAGCCTGTCGCGTGTTACATTCAAATCGGAGTCTCCATTCAGACAAGTCTTGATTGAATTTTTTGGCATCGTTGAACATTGATGATATATTCGTTACTCGACTAACGTCCCATTCGCCAAGAGGTTGATTGAAATTCGCGCAATCGCAAAACATAAATCTCATTGACCTTACTTTGTTTACTTTCCATTTTGTGAGCGGTTGGTTGAATTTTCTGCAGGAGAAAAACATCATTTCCATGTCCTCCACATTCCCAACATCCCATTTGTCCAATGGTTGATCAAAGGCCGTGCAGCTTGTGAACATTCCTTTCATGGTTTTGACATTGTGAACTTTCCATCCGTTCAAGGGTTGGTTGAAACTTAATGCTGTTTTAAACATATATTCCATGTTCACCACGTTGGATACGTCCCATTCTTCGATCGACTCATTAAAATTGTAAATATCTTTTGAAAAGAGAGATGCCATATTGGTGACCCGGGACACATCCCATTTGCCAATGGGTTTTTGCTGGAGGGCTTTCGGAAGGGCGCCTTTGTTGTTGGAGTACTTCTTGACAAGATCGTGGATGTTGCTGTCATCAATCACAAATATTTTCTCCGTGTCTTTGTCTGTATCTGTCTCTATGTCTGTCTCGGTCTCTTCCTGTTGCATTTTTGAAATGAGCGATTCGATTTTCTCATCTTCGATTACCCTTTTCCAATTCCCGAATCCTTGAACAAAATGTGGAATCCAATACGTCCATTTCAGAAAAGGTTGTTCGATTGCAGTTCCGACAAGAGTTTCAAATACTTTGCAAGTCGATTGTAGTTTCCATTTCGACAAGTCTTGATTGAATTTTGCGGCATTCTTGAACATACGTGAGATCTCCAATGCCCCATCAACTTCCCATTTGCCAAGAGGTTGATCGAATTCCTTGCAATCGTAAAACATAAAAGCCATGGACGAAACATTGTTGACTTTCCAATTTGCTAATGGCTTGTTGAATTCGCCGCACGAGAAGAACATCCATTCCATGTCCTCCACATTCCCAACGTCCCATTTGTCCAATGGTTGGTTGAACTCGAAGCAGGATTGGAACATGTTCTTCATCGTCTTGACGTTGTGAACTTTCTCTTTCCATCCGTTTAAGGGTTGGTTGAATTTGTGTGCTCCTGCAAACATGGATTCCATGTTGACGACCTTGGAGACGTCCCATTCTTCAATCGATTCATTGAATCTGTGTGCTTTTTCGAAGAGAGATGCCATATTGGTCACCCGGCTCACATTCCATTTGCCAATGGGTTTCGCCTGAAGTACTGCCGGAAGGTCGCCTTTGTTGTGCAGGTATTTCTTGACAAGGTCGTGAATGTTGCTGTCGTCGATGACGATCGCTTCCTCTCTCAAGGCACTCCTTATGCTGCTGCTCTTTCTCCTGGACGAGTTTTTTTTGGAAGCAGATGACGACGACCGCGATCGCTTCCGACTATGCGACGACGACGACCGCGATCGCTTCCGACTATGCGACGACGACGACCGCGATCGCTTCCGACTATGCGACGACGACGACGACTTGGATGATGGCATTGTGTCCATTCTTTTTATTGCAAGAGGAAAAAAAGGAAAAGGTTTAGTATTTTTTAAATACAACATTAACCGCTTATAAACAAAAAACAAAACAATGTGGGGACTTTGCAAATACAGAGATATACTAGGAAAAATCGGACAAGGTGTGCATTCCATCCGCATCGCCAATATTGCCGTGGTAGATGTTGTGTTGACCATCCTTGGCGCTTTCCTTATCCATCGCTTCCTCTTTCCCAAAACGTCTTTTTGGTGGATCTTGTTCCTTCTATTTATAACAGGCATCGTTTTGCACCGCGTCTTTTGCGTGAGAACGACCATTGACCGTCTCATTTTTGGATCCTTTGGTCAGATGTATAAGGACTGATTGGTCGCCACGAATTTCAGCGTCAAACCAGGAATCTCGCGTAACTTTTGCAAAAGTACCAAATCTCCCAACATTTCTGCGACACACTCCAACTCGGCAGACATGTTGTTGATCTTTAGAATGGCCTTGACGAACTCTCCCAAAAATACTTCCTTTTCGGCCTCCATTTGTTGCAAGATCGCTTTGCATTGAGCTTCGTCTTGTGCCAAGCACCAATCTCGCACAAACGGCTGCAAATCAAATTGAATTTCGTACTGGGTGCCTGTGTCCAGACCAAGGCGACATTCCATGTGTTGGTAACGTTGATACGCATTTGTCAACTCTTTTGTCTCAGAAACACAAGAAGACGGCTCTGTGCTGCGCAGCTCGTCTGGCACAGTGACGCCTGCAAAACAGGAAAAAATGCTCACCAGGTCGACGCTTGTCAAGTGATTGTCAGGAGACAACGACACAAGCCAATCCGCAAAAACAAGACAATGCAATTCCTTCAAGTGTGCCGCCACTTGGCCTTTCAGTGTGGGTTCCTCGTTGCATAAAAAACCGTTCTCCGTCAAGAGGCATCGAACCTTGCTCAACTGGCACTCAACGAATCGCTTGCTCTGTTCCATCGATTGTAAGAGGGTATCGCGTTGTCGACGCAGGTTGCGTCTCTCGATGTATGCGTCTTTGTCAAATGCGGTGAATCCATGCGTCTCTTTAAGACCAGTGATTACTCGGTCCAACTCCTTTCTGCGGCTGTTCACTGCCGTCACACGTGCTTCCTCGGCAACCACAAATTCTGTAAGCGCCGCATTTTCTTCCGTTTCAGATTGAACTTCTTGTATTTTTTCCAACTCTCGTTGAAACGAGCGCTGCTGTCTCTCCAAGTCCAACTGGATCATAGAGCCAGAAACAATGTCGTCTTTCTGGATCAACAAAAGGTGGTAAGATATTTTGAACTTGGATACCAACGTTTGCGGCACCCCGCGCATCATCGCTTTGTATTCTGCCACGGAGTCGATCGACCGAAAGAGGTTGCTCAAGTGTATGACATGACCGACTTGATCGATGCCTCGCCTGCCGGCTCGGCCGGCCATCTGGGTGTACTCATGACTGTAAAACATTCTGGAACCATGGCCGTCGAATTTCGTCGCGTCGGTGAAAACGGTGGTGCGCACAGGCATGTTGACCCCAATAGCCATGGACTCCGTCGCGAACAACAGTTTCACATATCCCTTGGCAAACATCAGTTCAACGAGTTCGCGCAGAATGGGCATCATTCCTGCATGATGAGTCGCGATTCCTTTTTCCAACAGGCCAACCAGCGTCAAATACTCCGGCAACCGAAGATACTCGCCAAAATTGGCCAGCTTGGATCGCAAAATTTGTTCACATTCGTTGCGAACGATGTACGGCACCTTGGAGTCGAATTCCAACAGGTTCGTGGTCACCTCTTGCGCACACTGGTCTACGGCCTTCCGCGACATCACAAAACACAGCGCCGGTAGCATCTCCTTCTCGACCAAGTGTTTGCAGAGTTGGTTCATGACATGTTGCCGCTTGACATAGTGGTTTTTTTGCGAGAACAATTTCAAATACTTGCGGATGGATTGCAAGGTCGCCTCTTGAAACACGCCTTTGGCTCTCTGTAGGACATGCGTTTTGTTGCAGAATTGAGTGATTTCCTTTTCGAGCGCCTTGTCCTTGAGCACCTTGAAGAGACCTTGTGTGCACGTCAGAAAGCAGTAATGTGTCAAAGGCACCACACGCTCATGTGTGGAACACAAGTAGACTTGCTTCCGCGTAGTTGTTGCCGTTTTGTCTCTCGCTTCCACCCAGCCGGCAAAGACTTGCGGACTATCCAGCGTAGCAGACAACATCACCAATTGCACGTGGAGCGGTAGCTGAATGATGGTGGTCTCCCACACACCACCACGCTCCGCGTCATTGATGTAATGCGCCTCATCAATGACCACTGCGCCAAGCTCGGTTTCCAAATTGATGTCGAAGGAAAACGCAGTCATTGTCTGATGTTGCGTAATCAACTTGTTCATCAATATTTCAGCGGTCATGATGATGACGTCAGCAGCGGGATTGACCTTGATGTCCCCAGTCAAGAGACCGAAGGAAATATCTGGAAATTTGGCGGTGAATTCGTGGAATTTCTGGTTGCTGAGGGCTTTGATGGGGCTGGTGTAAATGACTTTTTTGCCCAGGGTTTGGACGACGTGTCTGATGGCGAACTCGGCGGGCAGGGTCTTGCCACTTCCGGTGTGCGCTGTTGCCAGCACGTGATGGCCTGTGACAATTGCTTGGATGGCCCATTTTTGAAAACTACTCAGTTCGAATGGGTAATTTTCAAAAGACGAAGCATACTCTGTCTCTTTTTCCTTGGGATATTCGGACGGACAAATGACGACCATTTTGTTTTGTTTTTCAAAATTTTTCAATTTTTTTTTGATTGGAACTCCAAAGTTCTATATTTGTTTTGTATGAGATTCAAAGACAGTGCAGCAAGTCTCATTAAATTTTTGGATGATTCTCAGCAACAAATTCGAACTGTGCAATAAAATTGGCCAGGGTAATTTCGGCAAAGTGTATCGTGCTGTGAATGTGCGCACCCAAGAGGAAGTGGCAATCAAAATTGAACCGTTTGAATCCAGCAGCTTGAAAAACGAAGCACGTGTTCTTCATTACATGCAGGGCATCACAGGTTTCCCAGCATTAAAATGGTTCGGCGCATTCAAACGCGAATTTCATTACCTTGTCTTGCCTCTCTTAGGGGAATCACTGGCGGATTTGCATGCCACCGTTCCTGAAATGCCCATGCATGTCGTGGTTCCGCTTGGCAAGCAAATGTTTCAGCGCATCAAGGATCTGCATGGCAAAGGACTACTGCACAGAGATATCAAGCCCGAAAACTTCTTGCTCGATTGCCAACGCACCACTCTCTACTTGATCGACTTTGGCTTCTGCAAGCGTTACACAGACGACCAAGGGAAACACATCGAATGTCGGCAAATCAACCGGATGGTAGGCACCCCGAAATTCGTTAGCAAGAACGTCTTGTTGAGAGGCATGGAACCGAGCCGCCGGGACGACGTCGAATCGATCGTCAACGTCTTGTTGTACCTCCACGGAGACAATGACCACGAGATTTTCACCCAGCTTTTAGAGGACATTCGCGAGCTGTCGTTCGAGGAGGAACCGGCGTACGACGTCTACATCCAATTCTTGGATACCTATCAAAGAGCCGGATGAGGTTTCGTATCTGCTTCCACCATGTCTTTCACCAAGTCATCAAAAGAGCACTCAGGCGTCCATCCTAGAATGGTGCGAGCCTTGGTACTGTCGCCAAGAAGTTCTTCCACTTCGGCAGGTCGGTAGTATTTGCGAGAGACGAAAACCAGTTCTCTGCCAGTGATCTTGTCAAAGCCGACCTCGTTTTCCCCTTCGCCTTTCCATTCGATGTGAAATCCCCTCAAGCCAAACGATTTTTCCACAAACTCTTTCACGCTGTGGTATTCATTGGTCGACAACACATAATCGTCCGGCGTATCCTGTTGCAGCATCAACCACATCCCTTTCACATAGTCCTTCGCGTGTCCCCAATCCCTCAAAGAGTGAATGTTGCCCAGCACAAGTCTGTCTTGTTTTCCTGCTAGAATGTTGCCCAAAGCAATGGTGATTTTGCGTGTTACGAACGTGTGTCCACGCCTGGGGCTTTCATGATTGAACAGAATGCCCGAGCAAGCGAACAAGCCGTACGATTCACGATAGTTTTTGGTGATCCAGTGTCCGTACACTTTGGCCACGCCGTAAGGCGAACGGGGATGGAAAGGAGTCGTTTCCTTCTGGGGAACTTCAGCAACCTGTCCATACATTTCTGAGGTCGACGCTTGGTAAAAACGAATTTTGCCGTGGTCAATGCTGGATGTCCGCAACGCCTCCAGCAAACGCAACACACCGATTGCATCGGCATCACCAGTGTATTCTGGCATGTCGAACGACACTTTCACGTGACTCATCGCTGCCAAATTATACACCTCCAGACGGTCGAATTCCAGGCGTCCGATTTCGCTCAAAATATTTGTTAGACTGGTCGAATCAGTTAAGTCACCATACCGCAGATTCAGGCGGTCGAAGATGTGATCGATTCGCTTGGTGTTCAGGTTAGAGCTTCTCCGAAGGACGCCCCATACTTCATAATTTTTCTCTAGCAAAAATTCAGCCAAATAGGAGCCATCTTGACCAGTGATCCCAGTGATCAAGGCAACTCTTTTATTAGACATATTTCTTCTCTTTCGGTGGTCTTTGTGTCTTTTCAAAAAAGTCAAAAGAAGTTTTCTTTCGAAATGAACGAGGTATCTAAATAGGTTTTTTTTCTGGGAGAACACGAAGAAGAGAGCTGGAAAAAACAAATGGAACAACAAACCGTGATTGCACAAATGTTGAGAGAAGATGACAAACTCTTGCAAGCTGCCAGCGAACAACTGAAAATAACCGCAGAAACGAAGAGCATTGTCTTTATTTACAGCAAACCGAAAGTTGGTTCCACCTCTTTGGTAAGCTCTTTGCGCCTCTTTGCACTCGATCAGTATCACGTGCTTCATTTGCATGACGAGGAAATGATGCGAGTGGTTTGCGGTGTCAACTCTGGCGTTTCCATCAACGCCATCATCCAATACAATGCTCGACAGGGGAAAAAAGTGGTCGTGATCGACGTATATCGCAACCCTGTCGAAGTAAAAATGTCTACCTTTTTTGAGAAGATCGACTGCCATCATTTCAACAATGTCGCCGAGGAAGTCAACAACTATCCAGTGGAAAAGGTCATCCAGCGGTTCAACTGTGTCTTTCCACACATCGGGAACGGCGACCATTTTTTGGACCGATTCGACTTGCTCACAATACCACCGACGTTCGATTTTGAAAATCGTCACCTCTATTTGCAAAGAGGCGGGATCGAATACATCAAGTTGCGCTTGCAGGATTCTCAAGAGACGTGGGCACGTATCTTAATCGACCGACTGAACTTGCCAACCACGTTTCGTGTCTTGCATGATTACAGCAGTGACAAGAAGGCCATCAAAGATCTGTATCGACGCTTCAAGGAGTCTTATCGTTTGCCACCCAATTTGTTAGAGTGGGTCGCCAACGACAAAGACTTTCGCTATTTCAACGATCCCTCTGAGCAAGAGGCATACTTGAAAAAATGGTCATCGGATATTCCGAGCATCGTTCCTTTCACCACAGACGAATATTCATTGTACGAACGTCTTTGCATCGAAAACAATCACATTGACTACATACAGCGGTATCATTACCAAGACGAGGGTTGCCGCTGTGCGGCTTGCAACATGCAGCGATCAAAATTAATTCAGAAAATAGCCGATCAAGGATCCTTATGTGACGACAGGATTTTGCATGATGCCGCCGTCATAGAGAAGAAAAAAGCAAGCGTCAAAATACGTTTTTTCCGTGTTGAAAAGAAACCTACCAAACCGTCCAACTCCGAAAAATTGAAGACTTCAATGACTAACATCATGGGGGTCAAAAAAAAATTGAAATGAAAAAACATCCGAACACCGCGTCTCACAACCAACAAAAAATCTGGAATTCGAAAACAGAACAAAACAAAAAAAAGAAATGACTCAGACAAGATTGGAATCCTTTTTCATCCCATCCACCAATCCCAAATTTGATGACAAGGTCAAACGATGCTTCATCTATGATCCAGAGATGAATCATGCGTTTTTTGCTTTTCGTCCAGACCCAACCGGTCGAGATGAATTCATCACCACGAAGAGCGATCTGAAGTTGTATCGACGACGTCTGACAGGCTTGAGTCATCCACCACCGATTAAAATCATGCAGCCTTGGAGCATCCATCTTCTCAAATCCAATTTGCAAAAAGCTATTCGTCGTGGAAACGCAGAAGTTGCCGTGAAAACTGCCTTGGCGATGCTTCAAAAAAACCCGATGGAATTGATGCGGCGTCTTCCCATTATTTTTGTGGAGGATGTCTGTCCTTTGCGGTCTCTTCCTGTGCCGGTCTGGCTCATGATGGCAGGCAACGATGTGGAGTTGACACCGATCGATGTTGAAAATATTCTCAACATCGTCGCAGATTTGTGCGAATGCAGGCATGTCTTTCCGTATCGAAAGAGTATGAATGTGCTTGAATATGTTACTACCCATGAGGAGCTCCAGCATCTCCATGAGGCTGATGTATTGCTGGCCATCCATTATCGATCTTTCTACGGCGGAATGGCGGATGATATCAAGATGCTGCATGCATGCATTCAATATTATCGTTCGAGACCATCTGAAATCGCCATGGCATCGCCCATCTCGCGCCACTCCATCAATTTTGCGGACATGACGAGTGAGACACCCATTTTGAAAGTGGCGATTGATTTTCATCCCTTTCCCAATATTCTTTCTGAAATTTCAGAGAAGACCAAGTTAACTCGGGCCACAGTAAAAGAATTCATTTGGAACACCGAATCAGCGGTGAATATCCGCAAGCCAAGCACCATCGATATCTCCGCGTTTTATCGTGGACGAAACGAGTGGCTACGTATTGAGACGTGTTTGCATGGTATCCGTGATAGTATTAGATCAGAGTATGATGATGATAACAATGCTGCTTAGAATGAATGTATATTTTGTAGAGGAAAATACCTCCCTAACGTTAACGGGCAAAAAAATTGAAATGTGAAACTTGACTAGCCTTTTTGAGACCCACAAACACATATTATACAAACAGACAAACAAACCATGGAAAATACTCTTTTCACAGATGCGTTTTTCGCGGCGAAGCGCATTGCTCCACCCGCCACTCTCGAACAAAGAGAGTTGTATGCCGAGGGTGTTTTGGCGAAGCTTGCCAGCATCTATTCTTTCGACGAACGTTGCGAGGCCATTCGAATGGTGCTTCGACCCATGTTGGTAGTTTCCTTGCAATTTCCAGCAGAGCAGATGTTCGACAACATGTATCATTTCCTTCGGGCCGACATCAAACATCCACGTATCGACAGTGTGAAAAACATGCTGTTCAATATGTGGACGTCCTTGTGTATCATCATCATGGAGTCTTTTAAAGACAACTATGTGACCCAGGACGCGAAGCGGGTTTTGATTGATCGTCTCGAAGACCCTTGGTTCAGTATTTTTGTGAAGTCCAAGCTGACAGAGATACAAGAGATGAGAGATATCGACCTGGCGAGCTCTGTCTTGCTCAACATGAAAGATCAAAAATAAATTTGGAATTTGTTTTTGATGCACATCATTTTTATTTCTTCAAAATGCGAAAAAATATCGTTTTTTATTTTGTTGTAAGAGGTTAAAAAGTTTAACATGCAAGCAACATCCTTACTTGAGCTCGTGGACAACACGAAAACCGATAAAAACACAACTCATTCCTATTTAAGCCTCTACGAAACCTTCTTTGCCCCACGACGCTACTCTTCCCAAAACGTTCTTGAGGTCGGGATCGGTGGCGGTGGCGACTGCAATGGTGGCAGCATCAAACTGTGGCGTGACTACTTTCCCGAAGCTACCATTTACGCTCTCGATATCATCCCCTTTCAGCAAGTGTGGGATGGAATCAAGGGCGACTACCGAATCCGATTGTATACTTCCGTCGATGCTTACGATGAGTCTTTCGTGCAGCGCGAGTTCGTCAACAAAGGCTCCAAATTCGATGTACTTATCGATGACGGACCGCACACGTTGGATTCTCAGAAACAATTTATTCGCCTCTATGCCCCTCTCCTCGCTGAAGGTGGTGTCTTGGTCATTGAAGATATTCAGTCGATCGATTGGTTTGAAGAGCTGAGACAAGTCGTTCCCGAGGAATTGAAACCCTTTGTACAGACGTACGATTTGCGAGAGAACAAAGGGCGGTACGATGATTTGGTGTTTGCGATCCAAAAATAAATAAAACGATATATAAGTCATCGTCGCTTCCATGCCTCGAAAAAGAATTGTTCGCAGGGTCCCCACCCGCCGGCCCTTGCACTATCCCGATAAAACCCACTCTTGAGAAGAACACTGTCAACAAATTCCTTGTGTGAAAAATCCGTGTAGTCATTCTCCATTAAAATCAAGTTGATTTTGTCGAGAATTTCTGGAGTGTCCCTCAAAATGTAAAAGAAAGCACCCTCGCAATCCAACACCAGAGTATCAAATGGGATCCAATCATATTTTGCTTGCAAGTGTTTCCATGTAATCGTGGAGACTTCGACAAACCCATCCGGTACGGGTTGTCTTTCCTCAATAGGCATGGTGCTCCAGCCTTGTTGTACGAGTTTCTTTTGAGACAGTGCTGCGACTTCCACGTGGAAATCGAAATGATTTGCGTCTCTGTTTTCGCGCAACATTTGCGCCGACACGGGGTCACACTCGAGAACAACAAGTTGCTGCCAGGGGCACTGGAGAACACTGCTAATGATGAGCGAATTTCTGCCTACATTTCCGCCGATTTCAAGAATACGCTCTTTTCCTGTTAAATAATAGAGACTCATCTCTTGCTCAGGAACTTCATCGCTGAGAGAGCCATGGATCATGGTAAGGGATTCATGCAAAAAACGCAAGGTGCCGATTCTATCCTGGTAACAATAAACCGAGCAACTGTTGTCAAGATCAATGCGGATATCGTAGCTTTCATCCAACTCTTTTTTCCGGCCATTTATGATGACGTAAATGAATTTTTTGACGTGGGGAAGTGGATCGGAGAAGATATCTGCGCGAGCGACATCTCCGGATGGAACTTTGATGACGTTACTGTTGGGAAGAACGCACTTCAATCGGCATGCAGAGGTGACATCAATAGAGTAGTCTTCTGTGCCGTATCTGATTTCAAGAATTTTCATGTGTGCTTTTGTGTTTGTGTTATGTAATGGTGGACAAAAAAAACAAAAAAAATGAAGATGGTGTTAGAACGTTTAAAAATTGTTAGAAAAATAGAAATCCAAAAAGCATTCAATGTGGAAGGAAACTAGTTTGCAGACAAGGGCGACATGAAACTGGTACCTTTTTGGAAAATGAATAATCTAACAGAATTCACAACAAACTAACATATAATAGGAGGGGTGCGGGGAACCTTGGTTCCCTGCTCAAGAATGTAATGGCGAAGATAATCGATGAGGACTCGGTCGTCGTCGTGAGAATGCAAGTCGAATCGAAGCGCGTTGAGAGCGTCGTGATGAACGTCTGCCAGATGCCCTCTGTCTCTCATAGCGT